GGTAGGCGCTACAGTTGCATGTGCAGTTGCAGTTTACGAGGGATTAAATAAATAAATATAACCGTTTTTAAGGATAAACGATAATAATTACTAATTTACAATATATCTCATATACTATTTAAACCACCGTTTGTCCACCATTTGTCCACCAAAGAATAAGGGCGTGGACAAATAGTAATACCACATAAAAAAATAAGGAGTAGATTTAATTTCTACTCCTTATAATTTTGCCATTTTATTTCAATTTCTGTTTAACATTTATTTAAACATTTCATTAAGAATGTTATTGCCCTTTTCATTTAATTTATCTGAAGCGTGTTGATATACTTGCATTGTAACGGATATATCTTTATGACCTAACCTTTCTTGCGTGTATTTTATCGGTGCGTCTGCTTCAGCTAACATTGTAGCGTGAGTATGCCTGAAAGAATGAAAGGTGAACTCTTTAAAGCCCAAATTGTAATGAATAACTCGACTTGTGTTTTGCATAGTACGAGGGTTGATATAGCCTCCGTCCTGTCTTACAGTAACAAGATTAATTCTTTTCCCCACACCTGTGTCATTTAAAAAATTATTTTCATCTCTGTATTGATGTTTATATAACTCTTTATAAAAAACTTCTGCCCTTTGTTGTTTATCCTTTTCCTTTAATAATAGGTTGCACAATTCATCATCTATTCCAATCGTTCTAAATGAATTATATTTAGGATTTGAAAAATACCACTTATGTTTTGGCTCGTCCCATTGAACTTGCTTGTTGATTGAAATTGTTTTATTTTCAAAATCAATATCTTCCCAAGTTAAAGCATATGCTTCACCTAATCGTAATCCACATTTATACCCTAACTGCATAGGAATATGAGTAGGACTTCCTTCTGGAAATCTTTTAAATATTTTTGCTATCCATTCTTGAGGAATATAAACATTTGGGTGACTCTTTGTTGGACTATTTGGAACTGCTCTTTTAGACGGCATTTCAACATCTTCCATAGGATTGACTTGTATAAACTTTGCTGTCTTTATAGCATAAATTAAAGATTTATTTATAATATGTTTCAAGGCATCAAGCGTATTAAAAGAATAACCCTTGTTAAACATATCAAATATAAAATTTTGAAGTAACATTGTTGATATAGATTTTAATTTATATTTTCCGAGATACGGCTTAATATAAAGTCTTATCTTTTTTTCATAGTTTGTTACAGTAGTAAGGACAAGGTTATTTCGACAATCTTTCTCCATCCAAAAATCAAGATAATCACTATATGATATTTCAGACGGAGCAAAGGACACTCCTGTATTATTATATTCTGCAAGGGCTTTAACTCCTGCCTCTAAGGCTTCTTTTTTCGTTTTGAAACCGCTTTTTGTAATCTGATTTCTTTTTCCTCCGATTTTCGCAGCTTCAAATCTATACTCCCATTTATTACCACGCTTTCTTGTGGTAACTTCTGCCATTTTTATCACTCCTTTTATATAAATTATTTTTAGTATAGCAAAACTAAAATTATAAGTCAATATAAAAATTTTCCAATTCTGAATATTGTTTTATATCGACTCCCATAAAAAAAGTATTACAGTGTCATTAATTATTTATAAAATCTGTCTTTTGCACTTGACATTGCAACATTTGGATGTTACAATAGTAACATACTATTAAGTAATAATCAAAAAAAGGAGAAATCATTATGGAAATGAAAATGAAACAATACATAATTACCGAACTTAGAGAAAAAGCAGGATTAAGTCAAGAAGAACTTGCTAACAAAATCGGAGTAACTCGTCAACAGGTGTCACGATGGGAAAATATTGCGTACAACGAAAGGACAAATATATCCGAAGAAAACATAAAGAAATTAGAAGAATTATTTGGTGTAGAAAGTATTAACAATTATAATTTTCTTGATAATAAAGAAGAATTAATACAGTTAGCAAGAGAGGACGGCAGATACGCAGCTACTTACGCAAAAGAACATAATAAGCAAAGAGAATTGTCAGTTTTTCGTAATAAAGTAGTTAAAGCGATAGAAGAACAAGATAGAGATGGTATCTTGGGTAACTTATTACAAATTTCTTGCTTATGCAATTATGAAATTCAAAGTTTTTACACAATGTTACAAAGCAAAGAGTTGTTTAAAGACCTTGTTTGTAGTTTTATAACAAGTTCGTGTGCAAGCATAGAATAACACATAGAATAACAAGCTAAACAAAAAGAGGAAAGTATTTTTTTACTTTCCTCTTTAGTGATATTTGTATTATTAATACTGCTATCAAACATTAAAGAATATCTTATTTAACCCATAAAACAGATATTATTTAAAATCCATTTTGGATAGATTAATGGCAAGGGTGTAAATAGATATTCTTTAAAATCCACTTTGGATAGATTAATAAAATTTTTTAAACGAATATTGTTTAAAATCCCATACGGAGAGATTTATAAAGAATAAAGCATTAACATTAACAGTATCGCTACTGTTAAATATTATTATAGCATAACTTTTATAAAAGTCAACACATTCTATTTAAATTCTTAGAACAATATTGATTTTTTAAATACAAGGCTATATAATATAAATAAAAAAATATAAAAAAAGAGTGCTGTATTATGACGGATATTAGTTTTAAAAATCTATCAAATAAAACAACTATTGAAGTTTCTCCAACCTTTTTAGATAAAATTGCCAAAGAAGCATTGCCAAAAATAAACGATTCATTTGTTCCACCTTTATTCAGTGAATACTGTATATCTATCATTGAAAAGAATGGCAATTTTAATTATTTTAAAACAAATCTTATTTTAGAAGATAAAACATTCAATTCTTTACCGCAGGAAACCCAAGATAAACTTGTTACTGAAATTTTAAGAGAAAATAATTGTTCGGTTGATGAAACAAGTATAATATATGTCAAACACACTTCGGCAACTGAATGGACTATTATATTTTTTGACGGTTGTTTTCATAAGAAAATATTTACCGTAGATTGTGAATATGGTGTGGATAATAAACAAGGATATTTCTCTACAATAAGGCAATTTTCTAACAAATATTCAAAGTCAGAAATGCAAGCTATTGTTGAAAAATATATTTTTTGGATGCTTTGTGTTAGTTGGTATATGCAAAATATTAATAATTTTATTGAATATGATTTTATCAAAATAGACAAACTATCACCAAAGAAAAGAAAGAATGATACAGTATCAGATAGCAAACAAACCAACAATAATTATGTCCAAAAAATAAAAATAAAATCAAAAAAGAAAAAATATATCTTAAGTGAACAAACTGTTAAGTCAAAAAAGACCTATAATAAAGTAAAAACTTGTTGGTATGTAAGAGGATATTATCAGAGGTTTGGAAAAGATAAAATACTAAAGTATATTCCACCACGAATAAATTATCGTGATAAAGAAAAGATTGAGGATAATAGAAAGTTACCCTCTTATAAACAAACCTATCAGCTTTTATAAACAAACCTATCAGCTTATTGATGATAAATCGTAAAAAATAGGGATGTGCGTTAATTTGCACATCCCTAAACTATTTATTCCTTTATATTATAAAATGATAATCGCTCTTTTTTATTAATAGATTACAACATATAAAACATTGGGACACAATCTTCGTTGACTATTGATTGGTCTGGACTCATAAAACTTTTAAAATTCTGAAAATAATTTCTTTTGTAGAAATGTTCAGCCTCTGGAACAGAATATAAGACAATACATTCTCCACCACAAATATTATCCGTAAAATCAGCAATAGAAGATATTACATTGGCTAAGAAAACATCTCCATATGTCAAATTTTCATTTTCTTTGTCATTTTCACATTTTCCATATGATTTATGTTGAAAAGATTTATCTAAAGCAAAAGATTTAATTTCAACTGCCGGAAATAATGTGGTGCCATTTCCATTATGGAAAATTATACTTGAACAAGACAAAGAGTATATACAAGCGGCTTTGTTTATCCTGTTATCTACATAAATATAACTAACTCTATCAGTGCTATCCATATTGGTATCTGCGACAAAAGCATCTATATAAGCATTTCCACTACAGAATTTATTACAATATTTTTGAGTTGTCAAATCCAATCGTTTTAAAGAAAAGGCTTCTTGACCTTGCAAGGAACTTCTTTTTTTACTTCCTCTTTTTAGTCTCATCTTTGAGGTTTTTTCGCAACGATTGCGCCCTCATCTCAATGATTTTATTATGCCTTTTGTTTGGTTTTAAACTAAAAAATTCCTTTGCCTTATTTTCATCTAAAATAAAAGCTGGCGATGGTTTCTGCATAACTGCCATATCGTCACTCCCCTTTCTCTTTTTATTTTTTTTAGAAAACAAGCAAATAATTATACCACCTTTTTTAATTTTGTCAATAGTATAATAAAAGGTTTTCTGTATAAATATAATATCACTCGGTTAAATAAATGTCAATACGGATATGATATTTTAAACAAAGTTTAGCAATTATGCACATTGACAAAATATGTTTTTAGTTATTTTTATTATTATTATTATTTAAAATAATTATTCAAAAATATATTTAATTATGCCATTTAAAAAAGGAAAAGTAATGGAGAGTGCTTTAAAAGACTCTCCATTTTATTATTTATTCAGTCACTTCTGGCAAGCCTGCAATGCTTGTAAGCATAGAAAGCAAACCCGCTAATACACTTGCAGATATAACAGCAACCCAATTTACATCGCTAATCATTACAGTAGCACCGATAGTAGCAACAGCAGTCTGTGCTACCGTCTTTATAGCACGAACACCTGCACACTTTAACCAAAGTTTCCAATTAGTCTTTTTCATACATATTCCTCCTACTTTACTGTTTATTTTCTAAATTATTAATTCTTTGATTTAAATTACCAATTTCTTCATTAATAACAGCATCTTGCGTTTCAAGATGGTAAACTCTTTCGATTACACTGTTGTGTTTGTCTACTTTTTCTTCAAGCTGTTTAATACGGTACAATGTTAATTTTGAACTTGCAATAATACCTAAAATCGAGCCAATAGCAGAACCACCTAAACCTATTAAAGCAACAATCACTTCTGTTGTCATTACTTCACTTCCTTATGCTTATGTAAGTGTAATCTGCACACGGTCAATGGCTTTACCATTTTTACCTGCATAGCCGTCCTGTCTTGTATCTTCCTCGGTATTATGTTGCCAATCGTACCAATAATTATTGCCTTGTCCACAAACCTTATAAGTGGCTTTGTAATCGCCAACGCCACTAAATTCAATTTGAATAGTATCAATAACTTTGCCGAGAATACCAGCATAACCATTATTGCTATCTGCCTTATTATAACCGTCTACCCAGTCGAGCCAATCACCGTCACGAAGATGTACTCTGTATCTGATATTACCTTCCGATACCTTAATCATAAGACCGCTGATAGCCTGTTTAAATCTACCTGCAACACCGCCAAGACCTTTTACTTCTCTGTACCATTTACCATCTGCGTACACACGATATGTAATAGTTGGCTTCTTTGGCTTTGAATTGTCACCAAGTTGTTCCGTAACCTTTTTGGCTAAATCACCCAAACGGTTATAAAGCCAATCACCCGGACAAGCCTTGCTATCAAACCATCTATGCACTGTAATAATCATCTCATTCGATTTCGGGCTGTAATTAAGTGTCTTATTTTTATTATTAAACCACAAGAGCTTTTTCTTGCCATTACGCTTACAAATATCAACACAGAGTTTTACAAGACTGTTGTAAACATTGCTGTTCATCTCGTAAGGATGATATGTTTCACTTGCACACTCAATGGTGACTGCTCTCTGGTCGTTACTGTTGCTTGAAGAACACCAAGAACGATTACCCTCGTCAACGCAGAGTAGCACTCTACCATCCGCACCGATACCGTAATTACAGCTTGCCTCTCGGTTGGTATCCATAAAGATATTGCCGAGCGTTTCAACCGAACACTGACCGACAACACAGTGAGGAGTGATACGGTCAATACTATGTGTTCTTGCTCCCGAATGATTCGGACTAAGTTTTGTGTAATTAACAAGTTTTGAATTACTCATAAAATTTCCTCCTTGCCTTTTATATTTTAATATGATATAATTTAATCAGATTTATCGTCATTGTTTTCTTTGCTATCATTATTTTCATCATAATGTTGACAAAGTAATTCAATTCCAACTACAATTGTTCCAATAATTACAATAGACAATATTATTGGAAACATTATTGGTGATACATTATTAAAAATAAAATTCATAAGAACAAAACACCCTTTTCTTTGATAAATAATAATATGAAAAATAAATTAAAAACCATATGTAAAAACTTATATAAAAAATTAAGAAGTAATGAATCAAGAACTAAAATACTTGTTGCGTTATTTTTAACAGGAACAATATTCTTGATAATAGGAATATATAGAAAAAATATAGGACAACATTCCGACAACTTCACATATATAACATCTATTTCTTTTGCTATTTGGTGGATTTTAATGCCCATTACTGGAGCGGAGAAAGATAAAGTTGCCAAGAAAACCTGTATTTATATATTAATGGCTTCAGTCACTCTTTATACATTATCTTATTGTTTAAACATATTTTTTATAGCAAGCCCTACAATAACACAATTGATATATTCAGCAATATTAATATTTTTAGTCATACTGTTTCTTGTTGATGTTTTTCAAACTTTATTCAACATAGTATATCCTCTTATAAGCAAGATTTGGGGTAAGCTCTCTTCAAAAGAATCAAGCCCATTTATGAATTTTATAAAGAACACTATGACTGGATTAATAACTATTACAGCTTTTATTACAGCCATAGCTGGTCTAATTAAATTATTTATACCTTAAAATTTACACCTTAAAATATGTCTTTCCGAGAGTAGTATTTACTACTCTCTTTTTTATTAAAATTTTTCAAAATTAGATTCGTCCCAAATGGTTGCTGTTGATACTTCTGTGCCTGTATATACATAACGCTCGTTATTATAAATATAATAAGCGTTTGGAATAAGTTTAACACCATTTTCAAATATAAATGGATTATCTGCTACACCGACAGGGTTTTCCTGTTTAACATAGGTTTGAGCTACGAGTTTTTCACCAAGATAATCTTCAATCCAATCATATCCGAGTTTATCAGATTGTGTTATTTTTTGAGTAAAACCGCCAAGTTTTTCGGCTTTATCAAATACAACCTTATGAGATTTTATTTTATTCAATAAAATTTCAAAATCTTTATCATTCATCGCTTAGCACCTCTTTAATCGTTTGAAGTTGTTTTTCTGAAATTCCGTCAGTGTTGTTAGAGATATTGTTCTCAGCATTAGGAATTGGGATAGGTGTATTTTTGTCAATCTCTTTGTAATTATCAATACTATCGCTTATTCCAAGATAGAGCTGTTCTGCTCTAAGGGTTTCGCTTTCTATATCGGTAATTACATTATTCTCATCATCTACACATAGCAACCTAAGTCCGTTTTTTTCAATTAATCTCATATGTCACCTCTATGATAAAGTCCAATTTTTATCCGTGGCTATTTTAATATCTTCTGCCGTTAATTTTTTTAAATTTTCTGAACCAATCATAAATTTATACGGTATTTCTCCCGTTCTATCTTTTAAAGCATTAAACCACGATAATATCGTTTCACGAGAAAACTTAGTGCTACCACTATTCCCTAAATTTAGACCGTCACAGTTAAAACCGTTTTCAATTTCGACAAATTCAAGATTTGGGCAGTTTGTAAATGGATATGTATGCGTTTTGTTCAAACTATTAGGAATATTTATTTTTTTTAATGATGGCAAATCAGAAAAAACTTGAAAAGTAAAGCGTGTAATTGAATTTGGCAGTCTTATTTCTCTAAGTTTTTCCATTGAACCAAAAGTATTTCCAGACATATCAGACTCACCAGTCATAAAGCACGAATCTGTAAATTCTATAATTTCCAAATTTTTAGCATTTTTATTTCCTGAAAGTCCAAATATATTAGTTCCAATATTTTTATATCTTCTCGGATAGCCTTCTTTATCTGGGTCATAAAAATATACCCCGCAAACCAATTCGTTAGACCCGTCGGATGTACTCGGTATTAAATTAATAGCATTAGCCATCTTATCAGGAGTATATGTGCTATCAACCTGCAATTTATTTCTAATAGCATTCGCAATATCTTTATAATATTGCTCATTTGTTATTATATAATTCATTAATACCTCCTCTCGTCCCCATATTCTATTTTAGAAACGGCAAGTTCGGCAATACTATTCTTGTCCTCATCGGTCAGTACATAATCATCGCCTTTTAGTTCACCATTGTCATACTTTTCTTGAAATGTCATACCGTCAGTGAAATGTATATCGTTAGCTGTATAATTCTGTTTGATATGTAAATCTTCAAGCGATTTATTACCGTTAAGTTCAACACCGTTCACACAAGGTTTATTTAAAAGTTGAGTATAATCTTGAAGTTGAGTATAGCCTTGGTCTTGCCACTCATTTTCTCCGTCTGAACCAATTGTCAATACCTGACCTACTTTGCCGTCATTTTTAGGTTTTAACAAGCATCTCTCAAATATAGTAAACTCATCTGTGCTTTCGATTTCAACATCATCTGGGGCTGATATAACTTTAAAATTAATACCGCTGAATCTGATATTACCGCTTTCAAAACTTAATTCTAAGACACCTCTCAAAATTCCACAGGCTGTAGTCATTTGCAAAATCAGAGGCAATAAAACAGCAGTTTTATCTTCATTGAAATCACATTTGACACCAACTTTATGACTGTCGGGCTTCTCCCCATAGAACTGTGCTTGCGTACACTCTGTCAAGTCAATATCATAACCGTTGTTTAAACATTTAATCTCAAACAGAGTGACGCCGTGTTCTCTTTGTGTAATAATTTCAGTTATCTTATTATCGCACTTATTATCAACAGATAAATGTCTATAAATCATCACTTCGCCTCGTTTCCGTCAGACATTAAATTTATACTATCCTCCAGAGCTTTAACCCTTGCTTTTAATGCCTCAAATTCAGTGGTGTTTATAATATCCCCATTCTTGTAAGACACGCTAACAGTTTCATCACTCTTGCAAGTGATATGCGTTTGTCCGTTACAAACAATCTCGTTATTATAATCGGTAATCACTTGAGAAGTAGTTTTTTGATACTGCAAAGGCTTAGAACTTTGATATACCGCAGGATAAAAGACTAATCCATTTTCAAAGTCTGTTCCCTCGGCAATCTTAATAAAGATACTTGTAATAAGAACATCTTGACTAAATAAGACTTGCCGATAGGGTATGCCTTTTGTACCTTCGATATGCAACACCTCAGTAGTACCATTCATAAAACCTATTGAAACTCCAACAAAGTTAGGTGCTAACACACAATATCTCACATTTTTTTTAAATATCATCACAATATCAGTACCACTATAACTTCCTGCAACATAGAAGTGTGTCTTAGCTGTTGCCAATCCCGTAAACTGAGTTCTGAAGTCATCGGGAGACACATAAATGGTTATACCGTTGCCTGAATATTGTTTTTGAGTATAAGGCATTACATTTCTACCAGATACAATAGCGTATGATGGACTATTGTTTATTTTAATACTTGTAGCACTTGTAATTGTAATGTTTTCACCTGTAATAGTACCTGCGGTTGGTAATGTCTCAACTTTATGTGGCAAATTCATAAACGCTTGTTCTGAACTATCACAATTAATAGTGTTTGCTTCACTGTTACAAAAATAAATTTGTTTAGTATAATGTTGTTCTATATTAATATTAGACACACTAATATTTGCACCACTAATAGAATTTGCTAAATTTATAAAGGTAGGGATAACGCTTGTAGCTTTATAATATAAAGGTGCTATTACAATCTGAGGATTATTGATATTAATGATAGACTTGTCATCATTGACTTGAACGCCAACATTGCAACTATCAAATTCAAAATTATTAATAGTTGTCATACCATCACAAACAATGCCAACTGACTGAGAAATAAGCTCTTTATTGTTAGTTTCAGAGTCTCCGTAATAGTACCACGGGTGAATATTAGAAAAAGTATTTGCACCAGCACCCTCGCAAGCTGTTTTGTAATTAACAATAACACCATTAGTATAGTAACTATCTGTTGATTTGCTCCTCAATCCTATTGAGTTAATATTTTCTTTATTAGCATTTTCTGCTCTCCAAAGCGAAAAACTTGTAATATAATTTTCTATACCACTGCCAATATTAACAGCACCATTCTTTCCATTCTTTATTGATAAATTATTAATTCTTAATCTTATAGCCTTATCAAAGTTAATGCCATAATTTGCGTTTGTTGCGTCAATATTAAGATTAGACCAATTATGAACAACATTGCCATTATTACTACCTAATGAACCAGAAAAAATGCTATCAATGCCTTTTACTAAGCTACTCAAAGTTGCTCCGTTAAATTCTATATTGATAGGATATAAAGTCTTATTTGTATTGTTGATTAAAATAGGCGAGTCTATCGTATAATTTTTACAACTAAATACTATTTGTTTGCCATTCGTCATTGCCTCATCAATACAGTCACCAATACCTAAAGCCGTATTGTGTCTCTTTGCTATATACTCATCAACATATAATTTGTTATAATCAATCTTGTTTTTTACTTGAGCTATCTGTTCATCAATGTCAGCAACTTTTGACAAGGCTTCTGTTAATGCTGTAAAATTATCCGATTTTTCAATTTCTTTATTTTCAACCGAAGAATGTGTTATAATATTAATATTGCCGAAAGATAATGTTCCTTCGTTGGTTTGTACTACAATTTCACCAATAGATACGCCTTTATTTTCTGTCAAGGCTCCATTGATAGGTAATTCAACTTCTCCTTTATCCGCTGATAAAATATTAACCGAAATACAAGATACCTTTCCTTTAGTGTCAATAGATTTATAAAATATGTTAGTACAGTCATTTAAATCTAACGCTTCATTCCCATCACATAAAATAAAAACAGGATTTTTAATCAAACCCTCATTTTGATAAGTTGTTATATTCACATTATTGTTTATCCAACAATTTACTTGATGTCGTTCATTTTTTGCTTTCAAAAAAATACCACCTCATTCTATTCACTGAAAGTCCACGCTGACTCAATAACACTTGTTTGGTTTATAGTGCTAAATAGTTTTGTAAATTTCATTTTTAAAGGTTTTGTATTATAGTCTGTATTAAAAGTCAAACTGAAATCAGTATCATCATCATAATTAATATGCATAGCCATACAAACAGGATATTGACAAATCCCTGACTTCGTTTCTAAAATTACAGAATATCCTAAATACATATCTTCTATATTAAATTCGTTAATTTTTAAAATATTTGCTGTACTAATGCTAAATTCATAGCAATGCTTGCTTATATAAGAATTAAAATCCGATATTGCTTCGTTATAAATACTATCCAAAGTATTTATAATATCTGTGGAGGTATAAGTATCACTAAAGGTAGCATTTTCGTTAGTCCAATCTCCCTCAATAATAAAATCATTCAATGCCAAAATTTCTTTTGATGATAATATTGAGGTGTTTATACCTTTGCTTTCCTTATCTTTAACTATCTTGTAATTCAATGAAAACTTAAGAGAAATTTCTTTCATTTTATTATAGTTTTGGTTGTAAAATTTAAGGGCATTATCATAAGTCTTTCTTACATTTTCATAAGTATTTGCAGCTTCATATAATTCATTGTATAAATTTTTACTATGATAATTTTTATAATCATTAATCGGTTTATCACTTGATGTCAATTCCGCAGTTGACAGAGGGTAGTCTGTTATATATTTAACTCCGCTCGGATAACCGTTTGGATAATCGTCAGCTAAATAAATATTAATTTTATCAGCTACACTTCTATAAGAAGTTAATGCTTCTGAAACTTTAGTTTTTAGCTTAACTATTTCAAGATTAGATTCGATTAATTTCCGTGCATAATTAGTATAAGTGCTTCGATTATTTTCTATTTCTTTCAAAAAAGACTGAACTGCTGTAAGCAAAGTCCTGTTCTTATCCTTATCAGCAATAAAATCCATATAACTTAAGTAGCTGTCAAAATTGTATAAAACATTATTACCAACAGGATTAATCAAACCAAGTCCGTATTTGTCGTCTGCCGAATGAACTCTTAAAGCTGTGACACATCTACTATCAGTAGTATGTATATTTGTTTGTTTTATCGCATTATCCCAAGATAAATATAAGGAAGATTGACAACCTAATTTTCCACCAACAAATCCTTTAAGAGAATCTTCATCAACTGTACCACTGATAATATGAATTAATTTTCTATCAGTGTCAAAAATAAAGTAACATTGATATGCTGATTGTACATCGTTAATAAGAAATGAGTATAAATTCACATTGTCCAAATCATCAAAAGTTCTATACTTTGAACAAACACTCGGAGAAATATATCCAATATTCCAAGTTGGAATAAAGTCTAATATCTGATTTATTAACCCCCTGTCCATTCTTTGCGGAGAGCAATAGGGAATATGTACACTTGCTCCCGAAGTCGAGTAATCTCTAAGCCAAGTATTCCCCTGTACAACATCAACTATTTTATCAGGAATATACAGAGGAAGTGTGCTTTTTGATAAAGAAAAAGTCTTTTTAGAAAGTGTATATTCATAACTATATGCTGTTATATTTTTATACGGAATTACACCTTCATTAATTTCTTCAATTGAAGTTACCACCCACCATTTTGCACCACAAGTAAATTCTTTCAATCCCTCAGATGAACCCTCAAAAGAAGTACAATATCTTTGACCGCTGAACACTTTTATATAGCCATATTTAGGTGAGTAACCACGGTACGAGTCCTCACTACTTCCATCGTGTTCCAAGTCAAATAATTCAATCCTAATGTAACCGGTTGTTAATCGCTCTTCACTATCATCGTCATAAGGAAATTTAATCTCTACTCTACCTATTGGTAAATATTTAGCGTAGTGTTCTTCCATTCCTTCTTGAACACCAAGATAAGTTTTTGAATCAGCTTCTCTGTAATAATGAATACGATAACCAAATTTGTTACTACTTAGCATAGCCACAACATCACCTGTGGACACTGGAATAAAATCTTCACAGGCATAATGTTTATACGCAGAAACACCGTCATAAACAGCAGATAAATTATCAGATTTGTCTAAAATAGAGCCATTAGAATCGTTGATGTAACAGCCCCATCGCCAATTATATCCACTATTGCTTCCAATATCAAACAGTTCTACTTCTTCTTTAACTTTAAAGCCTGATAAATAATTATTCATTTCAAAAGTCATACTTGAATCAGGTCTGCCATCCTTATTGTTTAAATCAACAAAATAATTATCTTTTATTTTATTCCCACTAAATTTAAAATAATCATTATTGTCATTAAGATATAAAATGCTACCTTCAACAATACCGTCATAGCATTGATTGTCTATGTATTCATATGACTGCATATCATAAATTTTTTGAGGGATTTTAAATGATAGTTCCGAAGCTGTGCCAAATCTAATATCTTCTGAAAGGTTATTAACACCGTTTATTTGACAAAGAATTTTACGCCTGTCTGGTGTGTATAAAACTATTTCTGGTATTTTATTTATTTTATTCATTAAAAACCACCTAATCTATGTAAAGTCTTATATCTATAAGTGAGGCTCTCAATATAAGGTACTATACTTTCTTTTTCGTCTTGCTCATTCATCCAATAGGCAGAAAAATTTATTATATTAACTCCATTAATCATCTTTAACGGAGGAGAAAAATTTAAAGGAGGTATTATAGAAATATTTACACCTGTACTCGAACTACAAGTGCCAAATTTTGTATTTATGTTATAAACAACATTATTATCTGTCATTGTATCAGACAAATAAACAGTTCCATTACTACTAAGCATTGTTAGATAAAAAACATCATTTTTCATTGTCTTACTAAACGGTTTTAGTTTTATTTCAATATTAGGAAAAACAAAAAAATCTTTTACCGTCTTTACATTTATTGAATGAACTACTGACAAATTATTAAAAGAAACTTCCTCGTCTTTGTACCAAAAACCACTTGCATTTTGTAATGTACAACGAAAGCCCCTTAGTCCTTGTACATCAATAATATCTTCATTGGGGATAAGAATAGCGTTTAAATAATAATTTCTTCTTTCGTCTATTGTCACAAAACGCTTATATCCATCTTGCCCAAATAGCCATTCTTTTACTTCATCAATTTTATCAATAGGAATTTCATTATCCAAACTTAATATCTCAATTCCAAAACTAAGTGGTTTATCAGCATATTTCAAACCATACAGCAAATGGTCGGAAGCCCTTGGTAGTACATCTGTAACAGCTTCGTATTCTGCACCAGTCGAAACACTCCCAAAAGCACTGTTTTCATAAACAAGCATTAAATTGTATTGGTTTGAATTTATCCCATTGTATTCAAATAAGCACTCTCTATACATAAATATCACCACCTGTTCTTTCACATATAAGGCATAGACGGAAAAATCACCTATGCCTTATTTTTATTTACTTGCTTATATGTTAAATTTATTATTAACAATAGATGTCATAAGTTTATTAATTGCCATATCAGAAATTCTGTTAGCCTGTTCTTTAAGAGCATTGACCGTTGTTTGAGTAGCATCGCCTTGAATAACTACATTTATAGAACTTGTCATAGATGTGTTATTAATACGAGGAATATTACTCTTTTGATTTAGAAAAGCAGAAGGATTAGAAGCTATGTCATATAATGTGTTAGTCATAGTCTTACTAAATACAGGATTTCCCTCTGGGAGAATAGTATATCTACCTTTACTTAACTGATAAGGGATTAATTCAGTATTAACACCCTCTTCATCTACAACAGTCAAACCACCCTTTGCAGACTTTGTTCCATTAGCATATTTACCAGAAGGAAGGGGTAGGTACGCCTTGGTTATGTATTTAGACGGGTTTGCAATCCAAGATGATAGTGTCGGAACTTTTCCAAAAGGAGTATTCACATATTCACTTTCAGATTTATTACCATTTTTATTACCATTGTTTGACTTGTTTCCTGATTTTTTGTTGTCGTCATTAGGCAAAACTTCTAATAACTTTTCAACCTTTTCACGATAATCGTCAATAGCTTGACCGTTGTTAGTTATACTTGTTGTAGTGTCATCTATTGAGTCACTAACCGAATCAATAGCGTTTGAAACATCATCAATCTTTCCACTAACTGTATAAATTTCTCCTTGCATTATATCAAGTAATGCAAGTGTACCAATATTAGAGTTGTTGTATTCAGACAATGCAATTTGAGCATTATCCCAAAGATAGTCAAATTCACTCTTACTCTTAGTTGTATAAGTGGAAATATAATTATACAGTTGTCCGTAAAGTTCACCACTATCGTTATCAATTCTACTACAAGCGTCTCTGTAAAGTCTAACTTCGTCATTAAGATAATCATCAACAGAATCAATAAGATTGTCCCAATACTCATCTTGTTGCTCTTTCATTTTATCAAGAGCGTCTGACCTCATATCATATTCTCTATTAGTAAGAGTATCAAGCATATCATTGCGGCTTGAGTTAAATGTGTCTTGAGCTTCTTTTGCGTTCTTTTTGCCAGCACTACTATCATCAAGGCTTGCGACCGCTGACGATAAGGAATCTTTAGCCACCGTATTTTGACTTTCTGAAATCTTTTTGTTCCACTCATACTCGTTCTTTTCGGCTTCAAGAAGTTCTTTCCTCTTATCAATTAACTCGTCAATAGATTCCTTCTGTTTTTCATACTCGTCTTTGATTAATTCGTTCTCTTTTTTGATTAAGTCTGTAACAAGGTCAACTAAATCTGAAATGTTATTCTTAGCATCTTCAAGAGAATTTTTCTGTTCCTCAAGTGCATCTTTTTGCTTTTCAAGAACTTCCTTTTGAGTAGTCAAAGCATTATTTGCTTCCTCTGTATAACCAAGAAAAGCATCGGCATTTGATTCTAAGGAGGTTTCAGCTTGGTCTATTAAAGTGATATATTGAGAATATTGAATTAAAACACCCTCAATGGCATCTTTACTTGCACCCTCAGCTAATTTATGGGCAATAGCAAGTTTTAATGTAGCTTCAGTGAGAGTATTTGTACTGCCTGTTAAGTCATCATTACTTTTTGATTGCGTTTCAGTTGACAACGAATTAATACTACTAATAGCAGATTGTAACTGTGTATATTTTAAATTCTCTAATTGAGCCTTTGCAAGAGCAATATAGGAATCTTTATTTATTTGTAACTGACCGTTTTCATTAAACAAAGTGCTAACATAGTTATCACCAGCTTCAATTATAGCGTTTAAATTATCCAAAGTAAGATAACCATTGCTATTATAATCTGAAACTACCGTACTAAGTGATTTATAAGTGGAAGCAATCCCACTTATTGCTTCCTTAAGATTCTTTATCTTTTCAGATAATTTATCATTTGCTATGGCATATTGCCAATCTTCTGACTTTGTTATTGCTTCTTGAACAGCGTTTGAGAGTTCGGGAAACATTGATGATAATTGAGAAGTGATTTCTGCTTGTATGCTTTCAGAGTCGGCTACCCCTAAACAAGCCTCTTTGAGCTCGTTGAAATTTTCTACTGTTGACGGCAAGCCCTTGGAAAGTTCTTGTTCATAAATAGCAGCCTGTGCCTCTGCTTTTATATAATTATTAATTAAATCATAATTATCATCAACATCATCTGTGTCGGCAAAAATATCCTTTAAAGTTTTGTAATAGTCCGAAGTGATTAATTTATCTCCGTCTTTACCTAACTCATTCGCTTTTGTTTCAATAGCAGAAATGGCTTTTTGAACTTTATCGTAATAATCTAACATTGTTCCTATGTTAGTAGTGTCAATATTAACACCAAAAGTAAAAGTCCGCTTTCCTATTCCATTTTGAGTGGCACTCGATGAACCTTCTCCGACATATTTACCAAGAATATCAGAAGTAATCTTGTAAGCATCTTCACTACTACCACCCGAAATGTCTGTTAAAGATTTGTCATCTACCGCTTTCTTTTGAAAAGATGACCTTCCTCTATTTTTGATTTTATCTTCTGTTTCGGCACGAGCTGCGTTACTTCTATCATAGGCTGTTTGTAAATCAGCTTTAGCTGAAACCAAAACTGAATCAGCATATTTTTTCTCCGCATTGGTAGCGTCTCCGAGAAGTTGAATTTTATCCTTTAACTGCTCATTAACATTCTTAATAGCAGTCTCTTTTTCCTGTTCAGTTGCTTCTGTTCCAAGATTTGCATACAAATCCCAAGCCTGCATTGTTTTATTGATAGCCTCTGCACTTTTATCTGCTTGTTCAATAGTATCTTCGTATGCTTGTCTTTGTGCTTCTTGATATGAGTTCCACATAGCAACACCGGCACTGATAGCAATAGTAGCAATTGTTATCCAAGTTGAAACAGATGAAAGAATACCTTTTGAAATTGAAATCTTTTTAGCAGATTGTTCAGCAGCTTCTCCACTTTTGATAAAAGCCTTAGCAGCATTATAAGATTCCACACTAATATGCCCTTCTTCTCTCAACAAGTCAAGATTAGCGGAAGTCAAATTTCGTGTGCCGTCAGTAACACCTTTTAGTGCAATTTCGCCTTTTGTAAACTGTGTCATTTTCTCAAGGTCGGCAACACTTATCTTATGAAAGTCAGATAACAAAACCGCATTTTTTAAAGATAAACCCTCAGTAGCTTGTGATAAAGAATTAGTAGCAAGTATTTGTTCCTGAAAGGCTTTTGGTATTTCAGCCGCATTTAAAACCGCTTTTTTTTGACTGATAGAAAGTCCTTCTAAAGACTGTTTCATAGCCTCAAATGGCATATTGCCATCGGAATCCTTTAATGATGACAATGTAGATATTTCTGTAAAAGCAGTTGAAATATTGCTAATATTTCCTTTGATTGTACCTAAGTTCTTTATTAAATTTCCAATTCCTATTGCACTAATAGCAACAGGGAGTAGACCTATTTTGTTAATTAAACCGTCTAAGCCATTTACTAAATCAGTTAATACCCCAACAATATCTTTAATTTCGGAACTATTTATAAAATCTGTTGATAAACTCTGGAAAGAAGATTGTAAAGTATTTATTCTACCCTCAATACTATCCAACCAACGCTCTTGTTCTTTTAACGCAGACCCACCTGAATTTTCAGAAGATGCAAATGCTTTTTCAGCCTGTTTAAAGTTAGTGATTAATGCCGCCACTTGGTTGGCTCTTTGTTTTCCGGCAATGGTTTCCAAAAGTGCAGACTGATTAGTTGAAGATAAACTACTATATACTTCGCTAATGCCTTTTATAATTTCATATGTAGATTTGAAATTACCGTCTTTATCAAAAATATTTACTTTGCCATTTGTAAGGTTAAGAATTTGAGTCTGCATTTTAGAGATAGAATCAACATTATCATCAACTTCCTCGCCTAATGACTCAAGCTCACCTTTCATACCTCTCAATCTAAGGCTCAACACTTTAATGGAGTTACCCATTTCAGAAGCATCTTGGGTAATTTCAGTACCAGCAGTAAGTAGAGCAATAGTTTGGTCTATGTCATTACCTGCAACCGCTAAAGCCGAAGCCGAGTTAGCAAGTCCGTCACCCAAATCGCCCGAACTAACGGCAAAGTTATTTGATACTTCATTAAGTTTATCAATAATGCTTTCAGATTCACTTGCGTTCATATTAAACGCTTTTAATGTTGATACAATAGTAGAAGTAGCTTCATCAATACCACTTAAATCATCACCAACATTTTTATACATAGTTGCAACTTTAGCCAAATCCTCAGACTCGCTAACAGTATATCCAAGTCGAGCAAAATCCGCTGTTGCATTAATAAAGTCAGACAAGTTAGAACCAAGTTCTTGTGAGTCTTTTTTAGCATTTTTCAAAAATCTACTATAAGAGCTATCAGTTTCATCTGTAACTTTCTTTAACTCAACCATAGCAGAATCAACATCTTTTATATTTGAGTAAACATTTTTTAAGCCTTGAATAGCAAGATAAAATAATCGTGAAGCACTAAAAAAGTAACCAAAATGCTTCCAAGCCTCTTTTAATCCACTCACAAAAGTACCCGTTGCTACTCCTGCTTCCCTACACTTAATCTTGAAAGTCGATAATTGTGCATTAAATTCTGATAAATCAGCAGTTGTTCTAAGTTCCTTGCTTTTGGATATAAGGTTATTTAATTCATTATTTAGAGAAGTATTATATTTAATTTTTGTCCAAGTATTAGCAATCAACCTAACTTCACTTTGAGCTTTCTCAATTTTTGAATTTAAAATCGATTGTTGTTGTGCAGAATCCTTAACTGATTTATTGGCACTTTTAATTTCTGCATCAAATTCTTTATATTTAGCTTTTAAAGCTGATACTTGTGCATTAAATCCTGTTAAGTCAGCATTAGTTTTAAGTTCTTTACTTTTAGATATAAGATTGTTTAATTCATTCTTTAAAGAATCATTTTCAATCTCACTCCAAGTATTAGCAAGTGTTCTGACTTCGCTTTGTGCTTTTTCAATTTTTGAGTTTAAAATTGATTGCTGTTGTACGGCGTCTTTAATTGGGCTATTAGCACTTTTTACTTCGGCGTTATATTCTTTATACGCTAACTGACATTTTTTAAATTGTGTTTCTAACTGACTAAGTAAATTAAGTTGCTCTTGTTCAGGAAGATTAGCTGAATATTTTGTTCGTAAGTTATTTAATTTTTGCTGTTCTTCTGTTAACTGATTAAACGCATTATCAGTTTTTTCGGTGTCCTGAACAGGGAAAGCCATATAATTAACTTTTTGATTAAACTCATCTATCTTAAAAGAAGTATTTTTATAGCTTTCTTGTAATTTATTTAGTCTTTCCTGTTGCTTTTTAAAAACATTGTCCATTTTGCCATAGTCAGTATTCATACTGCTTATGTGCGCCTCAAACTGTTCGCTTTCTTGATTGAACTGATAAACGGCTTTGGTAGTTCTTTTTAAGCCGTTCTCAAGTTCCTGAACATATGTAACAGTTGCTTTAGTTCCATTTTCAAAATCAACAATGCCCGATTTTGTTCCTGTAAATGAAACATTTGAAACTTTGCCTAAATTTTTACCGATGTCAGAAGCTACACTTTCAAGTTTTTGCTTTACAACATCAATTTGTTTAACATTTAAAATATCATTGAAATTAGCTTGTCCTAAGTCAAGCCTCATACCAGAAAAGCTATTTTGAATAACCTTTTGTGCTTGCTGTGTAGCTTTTGAAATACCAGATTTGCTAATTTCATTAACAGAAATGTCAACTTTAACTTTATTAAGTTTACTACCTAAAGTTTCAATTTGTTTGTTTATTTCCTTAACTGCGTGTTCTTCGTTAAGTTTCGCAGTAACTAATATTGTGGATTCGTGACCTATATTTCCTGCCATACTCTAATTCTCACCACCTAATGAAAAAGAGATGACAGAAGCCACCTCAATTTTAATTATTATTTAAATCTATATCCTTTATCATAAAGACTCATCTCAAAAATATCTCTCAATAACCCGCTTCTACTATTTAATTCTTTGACTGTAGCAGCAGCGAAAGGTCTTGCCTGTAAATACCTGTATTTTTTATTTGACAAATTATTGATTGTATAACCTATTCCACCAAATTTAGCTGTATATTTTTTTTCACCTAATTCAATAAGTTCAGGCAAACTAAACGGAGTCTGAAAAACTAAATCACCATAATTATTTAACATTAAATTTGGCTTTACTTTACTAAAAACAGCCACAGTATGGTCGAAACTACCCATTCTGCTCAATAACTTTTTGTCCCATTTATCTCTATCTAATAAACTATATCGTCTGACATAATGGGGAATCTTATTTTTTTGCCCTCTATGATAATGAATTTTATATCTTTTATACACACTACCCTCGGCGTGAGTTATAGCTGAATCAGTTACATACTCCGACACCTCATTAGACATCACATTATCAATATCGTTACTAAGAGCTTTTATGAAGTCCTGAACTGAATTAAAGATTGCCATTTTACTTAATCAGTTATCCTTTGCTTAAATAAAAGGCTTAAGAACTTCTTTATTTGAGCCATTTTCAATATTACTATTCAAAGTTGAAACTTGATTTGCAACCTCTTTAATGCTTAAAAGCATTTTATCATTACCAAAGAGTTCATCAAGTTTTTCACTTACCTTGTTAATAATTTTAATACCTTCTTCGCATTCGGAAGTTAAACTATTCAATTTTATCTCGAAATAACTGTTTTTTGAACTTAATTTATCTTTTATATAACAATCTACAATATTTTCAATCATCACAAAACTATCGAGATAACACGAAACGCATTTATCTGTCTTGCTACAAACAAACTCGATTATGTTTCTTGCAATTTTATAATTTATTTCATAGTCTATAATTTCAAATTCTTTTTCATTACCATTGGTATCTGTCTCCTTGACCTTCTTTGTAACAAGAGGAATATTAGTAAAAACTTTTAACCAAGCAATATTCGTAACAACCTCATAATATTGAGGGCAATATTCATTATCTATAAAAATTATCTGTTCAGCTAAAATAGGAACAAAGTCTAAATCAGCAAGTGACTTGATATTTTTATAAACTTCAAACATAAAACCGTTTTCTAAAGTATATGATACACTCTCGTTTTTTGAGAGTTCTTTAATTTGCGTACTTGTCAATTTTTTCAAAGAAATCCACCTCTAATAATTTTTGATTTTCTGTTTTATTTAAAGTTGCAACCGTTGGAAACCTTTTTCTTATTCGTCTTTGTTTTTGAATAAACTCATAATCTAACCAACCACCGTCTACTTTTGAGTAAGCTACCCAATAATAGTCTATTTTTGGAAATGTTTTCCAAAATAATTTCCTTTTTAATTTAGCCACGGAGTCAGGCATACCCTTAGTATCTAACACAAATTCTTTGCCATTTGTTAATTTAACATAAAAATCTGCAACATATGTAATCGCCCTAACATTATGACCTTTTCTTTTAAATTCATTTTGTAGCACATATTTCTTTTGCAGTTCATATTTTGCAATTATGCCACTTTGCACATCCGGCAAAATGACTTCCTCATAAAATCTCTTTTCTAAACCACTATCAAAAATGATTCCGTCATTTGAAGTTCGTTTAATAGTATTCTTATCTACATTAAATTTTGTTCTACTTTTTTTCATTAAGTTATTATACCTTGTTGTAAAAAATGGGAGAAACAGTTTGTCTACCGTCCTCCCATTAAAATTACAAAATATTAGTTTTTATTTCCCTTTGTGAATTTCTTAACAGTGTCATCTTTAAGTTTTTCTTTGCTTGATTTTGTTACAATATTATCATTATCATCAACTTCAACAGTTTTTAAACTCTTAATATCATTCATAACAATATCAGCAAAGGCTTGAGATGTACTTTCACCATTCTGTGGAGAAACTTTAGATTCAGTTTCCTCAAGATACTTTTTTCCACATTCAAAAGAACAAACTACACTTCGCCAATTAAATGTACCTGTTGTTGAAATATTAACTCTACAAGGATTGAACGGTTTAGAACAAATAGGGCAGGTTTTATACACCTTCATATTAATTTCACCTTATACTTCAACATAATCAGCAGCATCGTCATTAAAGAACTTCCAACGACCAATAATCTGATTAGCACCACATCTTGCTTTGATACACTTGCCTTCAAAACTCTGATTAGCCTGACCGTCACCAATGGTTGTTTCCATAGTGCCTGTTGGGTCAACAATATAAGCATCGTACTGCCACATTCTTACTGTGTTACAAGCATCTTCCCATTGACCTGTAACACGAACAGCAATCTTTTCTGATACTTTGTCAGCTCTTCTGTCTACAGAAGCACCTTCGGCAATCTTCCTTGTATAAGTCACAATCGCCATAGTTCCGTCAGGATGCTCATTTGCCTCAAACTCAATAAAGCCAGCAGTAGAAGTATCCTTTACAGGTGCAGTATATTTTACAGATTCACCAGCCTTGGCTGCTGTATCAACCTTATATGTTTTGTCACCAACTTTAACAGACTCAATACCATCTAATGGCACATATGTAAGTGTTGCCTTATTCTTAGTAATTGCTACCGAATCATCCCAACCAATCTGAATTGAACCATCCTCAACTTCTGTGCCATAGCTGTCAGCAAGGAGATTTGCACTCACCATACCTGCTGTCCAACTAAGAGTTGTATTAGGATTTCTTTTAAGAACGCCAATGATAGAACCCTTTGAACCTACAAGGTCAGTGTTGTCCTGACCGTCCTTAACTGAAAACTGTGTAATTTCATCACATCTATACTTGTAAGCACCAAACATAGGTGTAAATACATCAACAGTATCAACACTTGTAAAAAGGACATCATTAATGTTAAACTTCGCCATATTTACCTCCGTTTAATTATTTTTTATTATTATTTGATTATAAGAAAAGACCAAAATTATTTGTCAAATTCTAAGACAAAACAAGATTGGTCTTTTGTTGATAATTTTTCACTTAATACATTACCTGTATAAACACCGATAGCAATATTACTTATATGAATATTATGCAATATTTGTTTTACCGACAAAGTAAATTCAATGTACTTTATATTCATTACTGTTTCAAAATTGTATTTAAAATCTTTATTATTAACCATTGTAACAAGATAGGACTCTAAAACACTATATTGTCTTGGATTTTTAGCTTTCTTTTTTAAATCTCTTTTTAATAAAGTGACAGCTCTATCTAAAACATATCTACCGGAAGCACCGCCAATATCTTCTTTTCTGTCATCTCTTTTTTCGCCAAGAATTTTACGAATAGCTACAGCAATTTTATCCATATCATTTTCTGTAATAATAACTCTTTGTAAGTTATCAATTATAAAATAATGTTTTTTGCCATTTTCATTATCGGTTTTCATACAAATCTGAATATCAGAAATATTAAAGCCTCTAAAGAACATAGAAAAAATATTTGCGTTTCTCTTCTTATTTACGCCAAACAGTTTTATTATTTCTTCATCAGTTCCACAGGATAATATTTTCAACTCATAAAGTGCCTGAATAAACAAATCATAAAAATTCAATGTTATATAATCAATTTTATTTAGCCATAGTTCTGCCCTGCGAGTGAAAGGCATAGCCGTCAAATGATACGCTAACAGAAAATAATCATCTTCGTTTTCATAGACTTCCTTAAAAGTTGGAATGTAAACCTGTACATATTGGTTTATAGTAATCGTATCATTAAGAAAAATTTTATTTTGCATATGTTAAATTACCTTTATCAGTAATATTATTAAAATCTCTTGCCGCATAAGTAAGTTGATAACCGTGATAATCTTGAGTTGCCGTAAAATTACCATCGAACTTAACTAAGTTCATTTTACCTAATGCTATTTCATTAGTTCCGTTAAACAGATTATCTATGACAGTTGCGATTAAGGTTGTACGCTTACCTTTATCCGTTCTTAACAAACTATCGTGACAAAAAATATAAAAATTTATATACAGCATTTTTTCAGTTTTGCCACCATAAACTTCACCGCTAATACCAAAGCAAATATAAGTTTTAGCACTATCGTTAACCTTTGGATAATAAACTTCCGGTCGAATACAATCCCATTTTAATTTATTGCAATCATATTCTATATCACCGTTATCAAGTAATCTTTGAATATCCTTGTCCTGACAAAGTTTTTTTAAAATTTGAGCCTCATAAATATTTAAATTATTTAATTTTGCCAATAATTATCACGCCCAATCATCCAATAATTCTTTGTTTTGTTGTGAGATATTAGGATTTTTATATTTATCTCTTAAAACATCTGTTTCTACCTTATTAGCAATGCCATTTTCAATATCATCATTGATATACTCCGTCTGACATTCTACAAGTGTCCAAGTGTTTACACCCTTATCATTGAAATTTTTTGTTGTATCATCAGTTTGTGTTATTTTATACGCAGTAGGGTGTTCTTTATTTTTATCCATTAAAATCCTTGTATCACGCTCTACTTTGTTGGTTTCATCATTGCTTTGAATATATATCATATATTGAGCTGTACCAACCACTGTCTTATTAGCTTCTTTTACACCACTATTGTATTGAGTGGCATTAGTTGAATACACAGGATATTCAAGAACAGTATAATCAGTTTCAGGGTTAATGATAAATTTTAACGACCAATTACAATAATACATAACTGCTTTTTCATAAAATTTATTGTCATCAACCAATCCTACAACAATCCAATAATTGTCTTTGTATTTTATGTAGTCACCACTTGTCAATGTGCCAATAGGGCACAGAACTTGTCTTTTCTTTGAACTTTCATCATTATCTGATGTTACTTGCTGAACAATTCCTTTAAAAGGAATACCGTTTTCCTGTTTTAAATTAGGTTTGTAAGGGTAGTAAAACATATTATTACCCAATGGACTGTTAAGCATATCATCTATGTATGGAGATTTAAAAAAATCAAAGTCTGTATTCTCATTACCCCCCGTATAAGAGGGTGGAGAGGAGAATCGAGTCCATTCTTTAGCCATTGTCATCACCACCATAAGCCGGCTGTTTTGCTTGGTCTAATTTTAACTCTACTTTTGCTCTTGCATATTTAAGTTCTTCAAATGTCATTTTCTTAGCTGTGCCTGTATCGTTTAATGATAAATCCTTACCGATAATATTTATTTTCTTGTTTTGTCTATCAAATTCTCTTTCAAGATAATAAACTTTCATAATATCAGCAATTATTCCCATAGTTTTAAGAGAAAGTTTTTTATTAAAATTTCCTGATTCAGAATCATAGTCTAAGTCACTAACTTCTCTTTCATATTCTGCTATAGCCAATTCAGCCCATAATTTAGTTAATCCCTCTGGCAATAATGATATTTCTACATATTTCGTCTCAAAAATATTAATAATTTGTTCTAATGATGTTATAACATCACCGCCAATTAAAGTTCACCGTTTTCTGCCATTGTTGAAAATTTATAACCCGTCAACTGTTCAATAGCATTTTTTTGAGCAACTGTTGCCTTATCAATTCCTGCTTGAGTTGCAAGGTCAATAAGTGCTTGCTTATCACCCTCATTATGGATACACTTCTCAATTTCAGCCTTAAACTTCTTAATATCCTTTAAAGCCAACATCTTTTTAACATTATCCAAAGTCAAAGTATCAGTATGTAATTCTTTTGAATTTGTAATATGAAAGATAGCATTTCTTACAGCTTCATCTTCAATAAAGATACGAGCGTTAGAACCTTTAGTATCAACACCTGTAAACATTACATTATTCATACCAACCTGATTTTCAACTTCTCGATAAGTTAAGCCGTTCCACCTTTTTACACCAGCAGGAATAACAATGTCAGAACGATTTTCACTATCTCTAAAATGTAAAGCATAATTTCTCAGATTAGTGATGGCAATTCTGCCGTCTGTATTAATTGTGTTATTCGTCATTTTTCCATTCCTTTTATTAGATTTATGAGTGAGCCAATTAATTTTTGGCTCACTCATATTAAGTACATTTATTAAAATGTGAGATTATTTCACTTATGCTGAAATATTAATCAGCCTTTGTAACAAGACCAATCTCAAACTCTCTACCCTTAGTAACATCAGCACCAAGTTCCATATCAAATCTTGTAATTACAGAACCTGTTGAAATATCATTACCTGCCATAGTAGTAAGACCGCCTCGTCTAATAATATCAACAGGAGATGTAATACCCTGCGGTACAAAGTAAATATCATCAGTATTAATATATGTCTCAAACGCACTCTTATCAGCAAGTGGCTTAGCGAAGTTATATCCATTTGGAAGTACAACAAGATTTGAACCCTTATAATCACCGTTATAGCCCTGCTTTGCAATCTCGTCCACCTGTGAATCAGTATAAAATGGGAGAGATGTGGACGCTACACTTTTATAACCATTGAAACCAGAAATGGTGGCAATATTATTGTAATCCGAAAGAATTGATACCTTACCCATTCTACGAATCTTAGTTACCATATTATCAATGGCAGTCTGAGTAAGATTACCAGAATATTCCTCATAAAACTTAACACCTGTTGTGTTATTCTTAAGTGCATCCTTTAAAACACCAAGAACATATGTAACACCCTTATTGTGCATAGTAGCCTGAATCTGCTCAATTTCCTGTGCATTTGTGCCAAGGAAATCCTTACTCTCAAACTCACGATAGTTATATCTCATACCTGCTGAAATTGTCTGAGTCTTGATAGGGTAATTAATTTCCTTGCGGTCAGCAAACGATACATCTGAACCCTTAGCCTGAATGTCAGCACCAAGATTTTCATATGTCCAAGTATGCTTTACAGGAGTTGCATCCATACCAATAGTTTTATAATTACCGAGAAGTGAATAAATCTGCATCTGCTTTACAAGAAGTGGCTCAATACCAATCTTAAAAATAGTATTAAGTTCAGCTCTTGCAGTAGTGTCGCCAGCAGCGGCTCTCGAACCGAGTTTTGACATAAGCTCTACTGTTGAGTCAACTTCCTTACCATACTTTGAAGTATCAAGACCACGATGAAGCGCCATATTAATTTCAGCAACACGCTTAATCTTGTTCATATCACGAACTCTTGCTTCTTCTCTATGTTCGTTATTAAGTTCAATCTTATACATATAATTTCTTACCTCCTAATTAAACATTTACAGAAATTTCAAGACCATTGCCTGCATAGCTTGTCTTATTAAGAACCGTAAAGGTAACTGCATAGCCACTTGCATCTGAAGTCTTTTCAAACTCACCCTTTGCATTAGCAACCAAAGTATCGCCCTTGGAAACTTCTGAATACGCTGTTGCAAGAATAGTATCATTAATTTCAAGCACTACATCTTTCATAGTTGCTGTGTCAAAAATTCTTGCAAATTCACCAATCGCAATCTTATAGTCGTCTGTCGAACCTACAAACTCGACAGGCTCTCTTTCATTAATAACAAGCCAAAGTGCTTGCTTCGCAGTTGTAGCAGTAGGAAGTGCAATAGTGCCAGCCGCTCTGTCATATGTAACAAGATAACCATTCTTGAGTTCAGCGGGAGCTTTTACATTACCTACATTGCGTACAGTCTTAAAGTCACCAATATTTTTAAACTTTACCATATTTATTCCTCCTAATTAACACTCAAACAATGAGCTTTCGTCATTTTCATTGCCAATATTTGATTCGTCAGGCATTGAAATATCTAAAAATAAGTTTGTGTCAAACGAATTTAGTTCATTTGATTTTGAATTTTCTTTCTTGATTGAATCAAAACTAAAAGCCTTAGCTTTCATTACAATATCATCAACACTAAAACCACAGCCCTTTGGATTTTCTCTAAATGAATTAATTTCAACTTCAATAGCCTTTTTGCAATCATCCGAAAAGTCCTTCAACTTTTCATCAAGAGCATTACATTCAGACTTCTTTTCAATTTCAGCAAGCTGTGTTTCAAGTTCGGTTTTACTTGATTTAGCCTCATTGATTTCATTAGTGAGAGAAGAAATAGTTTCATCTTTCTCTGTAATAACCCTATTAAGACTTTCAACTTTTTCATTAAGTTCAACAATTTTACTATTAAGTTCAGTTACTTCTTTCGAAGCTTCAATTTCAGCTTTTAAAGAATTTACTTCCCCTGTAATCTTGTCGCAAACTTCCTTAAACATCTGTTCAACAGTCATATCAGTCTTTCCTCCTTCATCTTTGTTATGTTTTGCATTAAGTTCTGTAACAATGGCACTATCGTCACCTTGTTTTACAAGTTCACCTAACAAATTAAAACCACAATACTTATAAGCAATCGGTACTCTGCCATCACCTACATAATCATTTTTGTATTTGATTTCACCACCGTTTATAGGAAGTCCAACAATTTCAACGCTTCCATATAAGGTTTTGCCCTCTTTGAATTTTTGACGGTAATTATCTATAAAAGCACCATACCTAATATAATCCAACTTACCATCAGCCATCGCCACTTTTGTAGGCTTACCGTCTATTACAATTTCTGATATATAACCTTTGGAGAAATTACCCACTACACTTGCATCGGCACATTGCAACATACCTTTGCGGTCTTGTGTTCTACCGTGACCCCATATTTCAGTTTTTTCATCATCAATAAATTCCGCAGTAATTGATACTCCTTCAATCTGACTTAAAGCCTGACTTACATACGGTTCTTGCCAAGATATACCATTATTTTGATACTCTTCTGATGTTTCAAAGACTTCGTGTAACACAAACTTAATAGGAACATAATCAGAAACCTGTTCATTGCTTAATTCGTATATATACATTCGTTTTTTCACCACCTTCTGCATTAGCATAAGTGTATAAATATGTAAAATTTCACTCGCCAATTTTACACATTCAAAAAGAGGTCATCTCAAAACAAGACAACCTCTAATTTAATAAATTATTTATTCACCTTAGCCATTTGGAGAGGGTGAATTATTTGCATTATTATTTTTTGATGTTATAGTATTTTCATTTTCCAAATTCTCAACACTTGGTCTACCAATGTCATTTTTACCTGAATTTGTGTACATGGATTGATGAGGCGGGAACAATTCATCAAAGTTTTGTTTTCTCTCATATTTCATAATATCTATATAAACATCAGGCTCAATACCTACCGAAGCAATTAATGGAGTCATTGCTCCACCACAATCAGCATAGAGAGATTTACATTTATCGAAGCACTTATCTCTATTAAATGGTGTGATTGGTAATACATACATACTAACGCAATTTTCAATATCTTTAATCACATTAAAATTGATGCACTTATTTAATTCTTCAATATAATCTTCAATAATAGAATATACATCACTTGCCACCAACTCAAGATTTAGCAAAGCCGTTGCGTAGTTAGAACCACTTGATTTTGAACCACCATATAACGCTGACGGAGAAAAGCCAAAAGATTCAGCAACATCATCTTTTATCGACTTCTCATTCTTTTCATCAAATAAACTTGTGTCAATAGTCAGTTCATTTATTTGAGTGCCCGCTGCCAATGACAAGACAGAAGCTCTCTGCGTGTTAGGTTTCTGACTAACAGCACCCTTTAAGGCTTCGTGCTGTTTAATTTGCTGTTCCTCTGTTAATACGCTTTTTCCTGTACCGTCATTACGCATAGGGAATACTTGATATATCAAATTATTATTAATATTTGAGAGAACACCTCTCTTTGTATCAATGAAATAATTAGCATATAAAATTTCATCTAACGAGGTTAAAGCTAAAGGAACGCCCCATTTATCTCTTAAAGTATTGTTAATAGCCGTATATATTGTTTTACGCCAATCTAATACAACCCAATTTCTACCATTATTACCTGTTTTATCCCAAATATTATAAGCTCTTGAAATTTCTTTTGGCATTGTAAGTAATTGTCTTTTAATTTCATTCTCGGAATAGCAATCTCTGAAATATTCCAAATTAAAAGCTATAACAGGTACACCATTATATCGTGAAACTAATTGACAATACTCATTAGGCAAAGAATATATATTTACATCATATTCAGTGTTATTTTTACTGTTAATTTCACCAATTAGTTGAATATCAACATCACTCATATACTTATTCACACCCAATGCTTTTCTTGGAGTTGCTTCAAAATAATAATAACTTGTACCACCAATACATACTTTCTTTGTGTTATCCCTAATTTGTTTCTTATATCTTATTTGCTTTAAAACAGCATTGTATTTTTCCTTGTTTTTAAGAAAGCTCTTTGTGTTACTTTTACCTCTTGGAGAGTGTAATACATAACTCAAATAGTGCATTGAAGCCATTTTGTTAATGCCCGATTTAATTGCACCATTAGTGTTATATGCCCATACACCTAATTTATAAGCACTCATTGGATATTGTTGTGGCGAAGAGACAATTGTTTCTACTTGCTTTAAGGAATATCCCAAAGCCGAAGCTAAAGAATTTCTACAATCTTGGCTACCGCAAAAACCAACAAAACTATAAAATCCGTCAATAAATTCAGCCGAATTTAATTCAGTATTATTATCCTGTGTTTCAGCAGAAGTGTTAATTTCGTTGTTTCGTTTGAACAATTTATCAAAAATTCCTATAATCTCACCACCATTCTTTAATTACACAAAGGAACATAATTGTTCACAGAAGTTCCTCCTGCTAACTCATAATCAGACTTTCTTCTCAAATGATACAAGAAATGACCTAACATAATAAAAGTATAGAAACGGTCATCGTGCATTTTGTTTTCTTTATCTTTTGGGAGTGCATATATAACATTTTTACTTGAATTATTCGTAAAACGATGAATTGAAGTAATTTCACTTTTTAAAGCATCAATGTTTAAAAGTGCATTTTCTTGCTCATCAGTAAGAGAAATATCTTTATAAATTTCTTCGTTTTCTTTGTTTTCATCATTTTCATAAATTCTTATACTGCCATTACCACTATATTCTTTAGGGAATTTTATTAAATCCATTGATAACATTTCAAGCGTTTCTTCGACCATAATGCGTTTCATTGCACGAGGGTCAATAAGTTCAACTTTATCTAAAGCGTTTGGATAAAGCTCATCATAATTTTCATACAGTTTATAATCTTGGTCTATTAATCCCTTGTGTTTCTTTCCAGACTTATCTTCCCAATCTCGCAACAGACGGTCACCATATTGCTGACCGCCACCGCCAGCACCAGAGTCAATTAACAATTTATAAATAAATTCATAATCAGGAGCATTACCATTATAATCAACTAACATTTGCCTGATTATTTCAATCTGCTTATTTGAGTCAAGTTTATATCCATGTTTATTACCAATATCTACCAAATTTATACAATTAACAATTCGACCATAATATCCGATTTCATCATCAAAACAAATTTCCATTACAGTAACGACACTGTTATCTATTGTTCTTGCCGGGTCAAATGCAAGAACATACATATGTTTACTTTCTCTAAACAAGACAGGAAATTCAAATATTGAATTTCTTACAACGGTTCCCATTTTGATTATTTGATTCACACCGCCATCAACAATTGGTTGATTATAATATTCTCTTAATGCCTTTATACGATTAACTTTTAACGCCGCCTCTACTTTGTCCATAGTCAACAAAGGAGTCCATTTTTGCCCCTCTATATAAACTTCTATAGCAGTTGTACAATCCATATCACAACAGAAATAATTTCTATCTCCAGCAATCATCCGCTTTGCAAATTCCTTATAATGCTTATAGAAAATTGTTGTTGTATCATTCTGAGAAGAAGCATAAACCAACTGCGTAGGGCATTGTCTTTTTTCGATTTTAGGCGAATATGTATCTTGTGTAGATGTTTTAAAATCTGTATTCTGAGTTGCAAAGGCTTCGCAGACAGCTATCAGTTCATCGTTACAAAAAGCAGCTTCATCAAAAAATACAAGTGTTGCACGCCTACTTCTTGTGTTATCTGGCTTTGAGTTAAGTGTACAAATCTGACTGCCATTAAAAAATTCAACGGAATATCCACTTGAAAGATGAGAAAAACCTGTTTGTGACGGAGGCTTGATAACAATTTCATTCTTTACAATAGGCTTTAAACTTTTTATCGAGTTAGCTGTTTTACCTGTATTGAGAATAATCTCCTCAATCTTTGAAAATGTCTCTTTTGCCTGTCCACCAACAGACGATATAATATAAATAGACTGATTCTCATAAAGAATAGCTTTTAAAATTATAAATATTGAGCCAAGGAATGATTTGCCAAAGTTTCGACTACAGCACCAGACAGAATGACCTGCGTTCCAAGCAGATTGTAAAATATATTTTTGGCTATCAAGTAGCTTAATGCCTAATAAATCTTCGCAAGCAATGCAAGGGTTCTTTCTGTAAAACTCAATCATCTTGGCATCAAGTTCAGCAATTCTGCGTTTTCTCTCAGTCATAATCAGTCTGGTTTTACTCTGAATCATTTATTTCGCCCTTGTTGCTCTTTTGAATTTTCTTTAATTCAGTTAATTCAGCTTTAATTTGTTTGTTGTTTTTATTTAGTTCTTCAATTTTTTCGGTCAAATTAACAATTTTAACATTCAACAGTCTATTCTTTTCAAGTTCATCATCTAATTGCTTGTCTTTTTGAACTATTAATTCTCGCTGAATATCAAACATTTCTTTCTGGTCGCTTTCGTCAAAAAAACCATTTTTACGAATAGCTTTCATTGACTGTTCTATAGCCCATAGACTACCCTCGGATTGTAATTGTTTATAATAATTCGTTTCAGCAGCATCAAAATTTTTTTCTCTTAATTCACGCTGTAAATATGTAAAAGTACCTTTACCAGCTTTTTTATTACTTCTATTCTTTACAGAAATTTCATTTTCTTTAGCAATTTTATCATTATTACCAACCTTAGCTGTAATAATGTCGCTAAGTGCTTTAATTTCACCTGACTCGGTTGTTGGATTAAGTGCTGCCATTTTAGCGTTGCATTTCTGTATCATTTCATTATTTATAACAATCTGTAAAATCTGAGATTTTTTATAAGCATCATCTTGAGTTTCTTCATCAAGAAAATCTACAAGAGTGTTATATAAATATTTCCTGCTTTTTTCTTGAAAGTCATCGGCAGGGAAAGGGTCATAGCCATAAACATCTATAACCATTTGCCTATTTTGGTTTTCTTCTTTACTCCATTGCCCTGCACTTGTTTGGTCTACAACCTTAATGGTTGTTTCACCTAACTTGCCTTCGACAGCACTTGTAATAAAGGTTTTACCTCTATATTGCACATTATTTAGAAGTCTTGCATAAACACCAGCACTAAAAGTATCTCTATCTCTCATAACACTTTCGTAAAGAACTTCATCATAATACCAATCCATAACTGAACAAATAGTTATTAAAGCCATTCTTTCAGACTTATACTTTTTGTTTGCCTGAGTGTATAAATCCTGCAAGCATACAGAACATATGTCACCATATCCTGAATTTCTTTGAAAGTATAAAGATTGAGATGATTTATAAAAATTGCCCTTAGCGGTTTTAAACGATTTACCACATAATCGGCAGTTATATGTAATTGACAATCTTGGATTTAGAACATTTACGTTTGCCAACTTATCACCGCCTTATCTTTGTATATAAACAAACTTAAAACAAGGAGCTTATGCGATAAGCCATCACCCCTTGTAATAGAACTATTATGTTCTTTTTTTACACTAACTACTCGAAGCAAGACTTTTAGCAACACTATTAATAGATGATTCACTTAATTGAATGTCATACAAACATTCAATAGTCTTATTTGGAGTTGCTACTACAATGAACTGTTCCGCTGTATTTGACAGTCTCTTTTGTATAGCATAATTATCAACACCGGACATACAGCCACTCTGTACGACTTTAGTATCATAAATTGATAACATAGCATTGCTATGTCTATGTCCTATTAAAATGCCGTCAGGTTTAACGCCTGTCATCATTGTCAAATTCTGAACTACGCTTATTGGATTATCATATGTACCGTGAACCGCATACCATAATTTATCATATACTTTAAAACACACCATAGTGTCATCCACTGAATTTTCGGTATAAATATGCACATTTTTATAATTCTGTAAATTTGCTTGCATATAAAACGGAACAAGAGAATCAAGTTCTTCACCTTTTAGAGAATCTTCTTTATCAGCCATAACCCTTGAATGATTACCACTAACTGAATAAATACTAATATCCACAAACTGATTAGCAAGGTCTCTTACAAAATTAGATAAGTAAGTAGAGATTGTTTTTATTTGCCTAACTACATCTTCATTATTCTCTAATCGTAAATTGCGGTGAATAATACCACTAATCAAATCACCACCAAGAACAATAACAGCATAATCAGACTTGTGTCGTTCTTTTATTTCACATATCTTATTAAAATATTCCTTTAACCTACATATAAGTTCTTTTGTATCATAATTATTCCAAGCATTTTTGCAAACCACACCTGTATGAACATCACTTACAGGGATAATCAATGTTGACGAGTCTTTTATACTTAAATTATTTTCTCTTACACACACTTCGTCACATATAGGTTCAACATTTTCGTGAATAATCCTTTTAACAAGGTCTGCGAAACTTTCTCGTCTTGATTCTTCTCTTTGCAATCGCCTTAGTTCATTGCGTTCATCACGAATTTTATATTTTTCATTTTCAAGTTCTCTGCGAGCCTGTTTTAATTCCTCAAGATACTCACTATTATCAGCCTGTTTTGCTTTTAATTCGTCCATTTTACCAAGCATATACTTATAGATAGCATATCCGCCAAATTCAGTATTTTGTGCTTTTCTTAAACTATCTCTGTGAATTTTTAACCCCAAAGCATCTACAATGTCTTGCCATTCTAAATCGTCAGGTCTTTGGTCTAATAAAATACCGATAAGCCTGATACCATAGTCTCGCCAATTTTCATTAGGCAACTGCTGATACTTTGTGTCAAGCATATCGGTTAAATTTCTTTCTATTAAATTTATTAGAATTATATCTTGTCCTCAATGTTTTATTCGCAATTTCATTTGTATCTTTAATAAGTTCAAGATATTTTCTGATTTCGGGGCAAAAATATTTATGTCTCTTTGATTTTTGGGCTACTGTTCTTCTAAGTTCAGCCATTGGATATTTTGCCCTGATTTTAAGGCTTTCTTCTTTTGTAATTGGAAATATAATCAATCACTCTTTCATATTTATATTTTGGAAAAAGAAAGTGTAAATAGGGGAGTTATTACACTCTCTTCTCCATATCCACTTTTTAACAAAAGCTAAAAAATGGCTTAAATACTAGGGTTTTCGGGTGTCGCACCTTGAAAAATCTTAGTTTTTTGCCGTTTTTTGCAAAAAAATTAAAGAAATTACATTAATTATTTTCCTTATACTTATAAGAAAAATCATATAATCTCACAATCTGATTATCTGCATTTGCCTTACATTCTTCAAGTTCAAACATTTTTTCTTGATTATTCCTTATTAAATCGGCAAAATCCATATTCTTATACGAGAACATAGCAGACATAATCAATGAAGAATAACTTTTATGTGTAGGTTTTTCAATTAATGAAAAAAGATAAGTTATAGTTTTATGAGAAATTTTAAGTGAATTTATGTATTCAATGCAATCTTCTTTAATATTTTCAACTATACCTACACAATCTTTATACGAAAAAGATTCATCATTCTCACTATCAGTGTTCTTTCGATTTCTATACATTACCCAAAATGAATTAATTTCATCTTTTGTATCTTGAATTGCCAATAAAATTCTTTCAACCTGTTCATAATACACTTGTCCTTCAATTTCATTAAGAGGCTTAAAAATTTCAGAAAAACTTAAATCTTGTTCATTGTTTTTTATACGAGAAACTTTATTTAAAGCAAGTTCTATGTAATCCATTGTAGTATGATACAGTTGATAAACCTTATTATTATTTCCATATCCCTTATATTGGTCTAAATACTTAAAAAAGAATGGTCGTATATATTTTTTATTATCATCATAAATTGCATATTTGGCTTTTAGTATATTCAACTCTTTTGTATTATTTGCGGGATTTTCTCGCTTTGCTGAGTCAATTTCGAGATTGCTCATAACATCTAATTGAGCAATGTCAGCATATAACTCCTGCACTATACTTGATTGAATATCATTACCTTGGTAAATTAATTCCCAAAGTTTTGAATTTAACTCTTGAGATAAATTTATAATCTCACCAATCTTATTAGTTCCTGTCTTTATATCAAGGTCGGCTTTATCTTCTGGTGTATATCTTCTTTTACACTCTGTACTTTCAACTAACTTTGTCGGTACAAGGAAATTATTATAATTCCTCATAGCAGAATCAAATAATATTTTATTATCCGTCAACAAAATTGTATCTGAGTCAAAATCACAACCAGATAATTGTTCTAACAGATTATCACCAATACTATTAACACAAACTATTTCATTGCTTAAATTGAAATATCTCTCAATATTTTCATTTATTTCATTTTTGCAACACAAGATATTTCCCATTGTAATATGTGGAGACCTACTACCTAACAAATTTGCACCGTTCTCAAACATTTTACAGTGAACCGTTCCACTTTTAATTTCACTTATCCCATTAAATTTTCCGATACAAGACTTTAACATCTCTAAAGGATTTCCAAATAAAGTTGAATAATTACCGTGAACTAATATATGACCTTTCCTACAGTTCTTAACAAAAGCCTTAACAGTTTCATTGCGAAATTCTTTATACATTTTTGTTTTGCTAAATTTACTGTTTAATCCAAGTAGGTAATATACAATATCATTTTTAGTAACAAGGCTTCTGCTTTTACTATAATCTGGCATTGAGTATTTTAAATGATACCTAAAAACCATTTCATTTGTTTTAAGCAAATTGATATATTCAAGTGTAGGTTTTAAAAACTCTTTTACTTCTTTTTCACTCATTTGTAAAGTGTTAAGTAGCTGATAATGAGTTTGCACCATCCTACCGTCAAAGTAGTGTGTGGGTTTTTCGTGTTTAACAATTCCAAACTGTGGTTCAATAGTCCATAACCAATCTTCCAATTTGCCAAATTTTAAGTATTTAATACTACTTGGAGTGGTAATTAATTTTATTTCAGACAAACTTTTTGCTTGAGTATAACCTTTTAGTTGTGATATTTCAGTAATGTCATTATCCTCAAACCATTTTTGTATATTTGTATTAAAGCAAGCTGATTTAAAAAATCTTGTTCTCAAAAGTAACATACCATAATTTTTATACCGCTCTCCAAATTTACTTACATCCAACAAAGACTGCCCGTCAAAAATACTGTTTGCCATATTAACTTTTTGAGGAGATGTAGTTAAACGACAACCTTCATTAATTTTTGTCGCCATACAATTAATTGTAAATTTACTTTTATAATCATCAATTACCAATATTTCGTTAGGATAAATGTCAACCGTGTCTATGATTGAAGAAAGTGTCAAAGCCATATATGGTTCAAGACTTGCCAAATCACAATCGCTACCGTTTTTTATGTCCAAACCGCACAGACTCCACTTATGCATTTTTTTATAAAGTTTTTCGTCTACAAACAAACACTTTCCAACTCGACTACTTCCACTACTTCTTTTAAAACGAACATATTTAATGCCGTCACACACAAATCCCTCTTTGTACAACGATTTGCGAATATCCGATACCGTGTTGAGTGTTTTAAAATTTCCCTTAACCCTATAAACTTTTAATTCGGAATCATAACAAAAATATTTTCCTAACAAATCTTGTGACAGGGGAGAGGTCACAAGATAATCAGTAGTAATATCTTTTTCTTTAAAATTTTTTGAAACAGCTTTTATTGCTATAAGTTTACCACCTTTTATACAAGCATTATCATTTAACTCAATTTCATATTTACTATACCCAAACTTGACATACAACCCAAAACCAACATTGTTAAATTCTTTATTGCTGTAATCAAAAGTCATATTAATAATATGTTTGCTGTATTTTTTTTGCCCTATGTATTCAAAAAAGCGTTTATTCCGGTAGACTTCTTTGTGAATGTCTATCATTTTAATTAAATCCAAGCTATAATCAAAAGTAGCAAGGAACTTCTTTATATTCAAATCTCCATTTCTGTCTCTTAGTGTATAACCATTCATTTGCTTGTTAATATTGTGATTGGCTACATACACATCTTTTCCGTCAAGTAACGGAATATTTACAGCCTCAATATCAGGCTTATAACAATTACCTTGATATGTTATGCTGTAACACCCCTAAAATAATATATTAAATATCACTCTCCTAAAGTATTAAAATTTAATTTTACTGCTCAATCAAAGGATAAATGCCCTCTTTTTTAAGCGTTTCATAAATAAACAATCTACCCTTTTGAGTCCAATAAGTATGCGTTTTAATATGTTTTTCACCATTACTGTTAGTATAATAACTTGTTTTAGTGCTTGTATATCCATTTTCAGCATACTTCTGATATAAAAGCCAAATACTCTGACCTGACTTGCCCTGCTTGAACTGTATTTTTAACTTATGTAAAAATTCATTCAACCAAATAGCCGATTTATCATAATCTTTAGCAATAACTGTTATAGGAACAAGGTCTTTGCAATTAAGAATTATATCGTAATAACTTGCCTTTGGTTTAAGTTCGGCAATTTGTTGATTTTGAACTGCAATAGTTCGAGCAAGAGTTTTATTTCTTTCTCGTTCCTCTTTTAATGCAGTAAATGCTTTGATAGCCAAATCAGGATTTGCAATAAGTTCATCAGTAGCGTACAAACCTGTCCTGCGAATTGACGGTAACACTTCTGATGTAACCCAACGCTTAAACTTTTTAGCATTAGGCATCTTGCTTGAAAGGATAAGACTGTACAATCCGCTCTCATTAATCAAAGTCATCTGCTGTATTCCACCAAGGTCGCCCTGAATTGGGGCATCCTTTTTATCCTCGTCATCTATATGTTTTGCAATAGCATTTCTCGGTTTTGCATAACCAAGTACCTCTGCCACATCTTTACCAACAAAATATGGTTTACCTTCAATCTCTAATGTTCTGACTCTTGAATCTTCAAAGTTCCAAACTCTTAATTCATTTGTATTATTCAATATAAATATCACTCTCCTAATTTTATTATTATTTTTTAAATTAACTTACTGTAGCAGATGAGTAAAACTAAATGCCACATAACATCTTCAAACAATTCACCAAATGTATCATAATGGTTTATTTGACTGTAATCTAAATGTGTATAGACAATATTAGACAAATTATAATTACAACTGGTAAAGAACGCTGATGGCAATTCTGAAACCATATTGGCTATAATATTACTTGAATTTATGTAACTATGAAAAACCTTGTTTCCTACATCAGTAAATAGTTCTTCTTCATTTTTATCTTCCTCACAAGTCACTTTGCCAAACTTATTATTCCACAACGGAGGATTGAAGTTTTCAAAATTTGTAGCTTTAAATGCTTTAATTAAATCCTCTATTAATTCATTGGTAGGTAATTTAAAATCATACCATTCGCTATTATTAATCGGACAATATACAAACCTTTCTGATTCTGGAATTTCTACTTTGTTCAAAAGTGCTTTTTCATAAATAGTCTTTGCGATAGACACAATCGCTTTAAAAAAACCGATATATCTTTCAACCTCATTGTCAAAATAAAGCAAATCTTCAAACTCAAAAGTCCATTTACAATTTTCATCACATTGTACTTCAAATACATACAAGTGTGTTTTGTTTAAATCATAATCTGTGTACACAGTTCCTTGGTCTGTATATCCACACACAAAAGGCTTAACCGCCGATGATGTAATCATTTTTAATCATTCCTTTCTGAATCCATTTTTGCACCGCAAATAGGACAATAATTTAAAATAGAACAATAATTTACGCATATCGTTTCAGGTATGTCATCAATATCTATTAAAGTATTACAATTAGAACACTTCAACTTGTATTTATACTCAATCCACTTTGCGTGTTTAATCTCTTGCATATCACACACAGTTGCTTCGTTGGGTTTACTACCGTCAACTTCAATAATATGCTTAACTGTTTCGGCATTTTTCTTTGAATTAAATAACAATAATTCAGTAGTAAAATTGCTACCATTATAATTGGGTATGTCCAACGCATAGTAACCGCAAATATCACGGATTTTTAATTTATTACCCATTTATCTTCATTCCTCCAGCAGTTCTGGATTATCAACAAACAAACTTTTCACATTGTTGCTTTTTTCAAATTCCTCAAGCTCCTTTTCTTTGATGGATAACTTTTCACGCTCAAAATAAAATATTACAGGTTCTTTTATTTCTTTGATTAAGCCGTATTTCTTAGCTAATCTAAAAATAAAAACCTTTTCAAGTCTTGATAGTATTTTACCTAATTGCTCTCTAAAATCTTCAACCGACATTGTAGATTTATAAAAATTACACATTCTGCAAGCAGGATTATAATTTTCAATATCGTTTGCACCGTCATACCAATACACGCTCTGTATATGGTCAACTTGCATTTCCTTTAACGCAAGTTCACAACCACAATAAGCACAATGACCGTTGTATTTTTCGTAAACTTTTAGTCTTGTAGATTTTGATATATGCTTTCTATTACTCATTCTATATTACTCCTTTATAAACTGTCTTTAAACAGTTGCAAACAACAATTTATTTAACAAAAATTTCTGACCCTTGGGTGTTACAACCGTTTGAGTTTGCAAATGAGGAACCCCATCCTTATCTACAAACAAATTCTCTTTAATCTTAAACAATCCTAACTCCATTGCCTTTTGAGTTGGTGAGTTCTTATTATTCCCAACTCTGATAAGATAACCGTTCTTTCGTAGAACCCCAAACAATCTGTTTCTGCCAATAGATTTACCGTTTTGCTTTACAAGTTTGGCTAAGTCACCGATAGTAATAGTTTCAGCCGTATTGAGCAATGTTTCAGCAAATTCTACATTAGGCTTGTCTCGCTCAATCTTTTCAGCAAGCCGTAAATTTACTGTTGTTATTTCATCTATTTTCCTATTAGCAAGTTTTAAAGCTCTTGCCATAACTAATTCAGGCGTATTCCATTGTTCCTCAATTTTTAGAAAATACTGTCGAAACTCTTTTCCTTTATCAGACCTCTGTAGCATACAAATTTCTTTCGCCATTGGAATAGTGAGTTGGTGGTCTGTTTGTGTCGTTTCATTTCCTTGAGCTGTATTCCATTTTTGGAAGATAGTTTTAAAGTCAATTCCTTCAGTAAATCCATAGCCGCACATACGCTTAAACCAAGTCGTATAATTACTGCTTACACCCAATGCCTTATGTAATTCTCTACCTAAAACAGTAGGCTGTTCTTCATTGTAATTAATATTGATTATTTCATTCATTATCTTATTATTCCTCACTTTCTTTTATTTTATATTGCTGTATCTCGTTTTCTGACAAGGTGACACCATCGTCAACCAACCTTGAACAGTATGGACACTCACATTGTATAGTAAAGCCTGTTATTTCATAATAATAATTATATTGAGTAACTGTTTCATATTCTAGACAGTTCGCTATAAACTTACAACCACAGTTAGAGCAATGAAACTTTCTTAACTCTAACTTGTCAGGATTCCCTTGCTTGATAATCGTCAAATCTATATCTCCAATCTATATGTAATTAATCTATATCATCAAATTCAGCAATTACGCTACTGTAAATACTCTGTCTTTCTCTAAGGCTCTGCTGATATTCCTTTTCTGCCAATATATCTTCATCAGCAATATTCCAGAAATCACACTCTAAGCAGTTCTCCTTGCAAACATCGCACCATAAGCACTTTCTGTATCTGTTCGTAATTCAAAATTCCTTTCATCTTAATATTCATTTATCACAATCCTTTCTGACCTTGTTTTTTCTCAAATTTATGTGAACAATTTGGCTTGTCTTATTACTAAATACATATATTATTCTTCTCCAAACTCACCATCACTTTCTGCTATTTCTTTCTGTAATTTTTTCATTCTTCTTTTTTTTAACTTTTCTACATATCTATCAAATACATAATCCAAATATTCTTTATTCTTAGGCAATGAATACATATTTTTATAAAATTTCCCAATATGTTTATCCCATTGACTTCTTGAATATAAAATACCATTATCTCTTAAAAGGTTTATATGATTTAAAATACCATTTTGAGTCATCCCTGTCATATTGCTAAGATTTTTATAAGACAACCAAGCAATTTGATTGTTAAAGTATTTTGTACGCTTAGACATAAGAAATGTCATTGTACAAAACAATTTCAAAACCAATACAGAACTAACTCCATTTATTTGACTGCATTGTGGCAACCAACTATTATATATAGGGGTTTTGTCCTTCTTCGATTCACCATTAAAGAATGGTCTAAACAATAACCTTATATATTCATCTGATAATTTAAAACCTCGTGTATCAATTTCTTTATTGAAAATGCGATTATGCCTACCTATGAAATCAACCTTACGCTTTTTTGAATATCCTACAGAAGTGATATATCCATACTTCTGCATTTCGTATAATCCCTCATAAAAGTAACTTTCCATTTTCTTTAAATGAATCTCATTAAAATCAGGGAACATTTCCATCAAAGCAAGTCTGAAATTAAACTTTGAAACAAATTCCTCAAATCTGATTAAAGTTAGATTAATTAATTTGGTTTTGTTCTCATCATTTTCAATTCTCGCATAATATTTTTCTATGACTGTCAAAGGATAATCAACCTTGATTAAATTATAAATAGGTTCATAGCTCCTCAACCTTTCATCAGTTCGATTTTTTATCAAGGACTGCCTCGATAAATGAAGTTCATATTTTGCTCCGGCTTTCACATAGTTAAAACTTTTCTGAATAATATAATACGCTAACAAAAGTTTCTGATTACAGCTTTTGCTTATGGGATTAATCAATGAACTCTTATCTATAATAGTCATAATTGCATTTTCACCGTCAGGTTTCCAAAAATAAATAGTTATCAGCTCCCTTTTACTTCTTTTTTTACTCCTTTTTTTATTTACAGTAAACAATTACAATGAATATTTGCTATTTTTATATGCAGATATTGTGAAAATATTTTAAAAATGAGATTTTACGATATTTTATTTGGAAAATATAATATATTATATATAGGCAAGCTCCTTGACTTTATATATTAATTTATATAAATAATTAATTAAATATATTAATATAGAATAATTATTAATCTGTAAGATTAATAATTATTCTTTCTTTGGTTCTTTCTTTATAACTCAAATAAAAAATAAAAAATAATCTCAAAAAAATAAAAAAATAAAAAAATAAAAAAATATAAAATGAGTCACCGTAAAGTAAATATTAACTTGTCAAGGAACACAAGAATGTATGCAATGTAATTGTTGAGTTCGCTTTTTACAAAAAGCGGAATGAAAAATATTATGGACAACCCTGAAATGGTAAGTCCATAAAAACAATTCAGTCGTTGTAAAAAACGAAATAAATTACATTTTAATTATATACAATGATATATAAAAAGTCAAGAGAAATATTAAAAAAATCTGAAAAATATTTCCAAAGTGCCAAGTTTAATATTGTTAAGTGCCAAAATGGCACTTAAGGTTAGCCGGAAAGAGGATAATAGTGTGTTATCTGAACATTAATAGTGAAATAAATGTCAGTATGAAATAAACATACATATGTAATAGAAAAATTTGACCTATAAGACGAGTTTATGAGTTAGGAATGAAATTATACTCTTGAAAGATTATAAATGCCTTACAGGTCAAATAAATACATATAAATAGTATATTCACTTATTAGATATGTTTGTCAACAGTAAGTCGTTATTGTATTATACCTTTAAATGGCTTAGAATTGACTTGTATTGAATTTTATGCGTTTATGTATGAAATTATATTAATTACTAAAAAATGCGATACAAGTCAAATGAAAGCATTTTAAGGATAAGTGGATTAGTGTAATTGTAGTTTGAGTTAAATTTTTACCGAAGTTAAAGCGAGGAATTAGTCTATGGCAAGCTACATAAGAAATATGGCGTTAAATTAATTATTTTTTATTATTCGTCAGCAAGCTGTCTCATAATAAAAAATAATTAATTTAACTTTGGCGTACCCAAAATTCGCAAAGCTCATTTTGTTTACGCTGACAAAAAGATATTGAGATTTCTATTTTAGGGGGGAGTGAGTTTATGGGTGTAAATTAAATCAGGAATATAAAAAATATAAAAATATGTAATAAGCTAGGATATATAATAAATCATTGGTAACAAACCTGTAACATTTATAGCATCGTTTAATGAAATGTTTAATGAAATAAAAATAGCCTGCTAATTTATAGCAGACTTGAGTTAATGTGGCTATTGAATTGTAGGGGGTTATTATTCTGATGTTTTTGTTTATGCAATATTACTTTAGAAGATAACTTTAAGCAAATATTACTTTAAGTAAATTTATTAAAGTAAAATATGATATTTTATACAGTCAGTAATATAATAAATTATTTAAAACGAAAACGATAATAGGTTTTTCAGTTCACCGAAAGGTGTTTTGGGAATATGAGCGTAAGTTTTAAGTTGGATAAGTGTGTAAATATGGGATAAATCCTATATTTTTGTAAGGTTTAAGGTATTGAATTTGAGGCTGTATTAATGAATAGGGATTTGAGGTATTTATGATTTAGGTTATTTTGGCTATTTTTGAGGTAGCTTGAATGGGTTTGGATAGGGTTGTGTTAGGGTGATAAATGGCTATTTTATGCGGTTTTTAGGTGATAGGTGAAGGGATTGAGATATGGGTGTTTTGGGGTGGAATTAGTGGTTTAGGTGGTTAAAAAAATAGGGCTGAAAACGATTTTTATGGGTTCGATTCGGTGGATGAGTTCGATGGTCTTTTTAGAACTACTACGCCCTTTGTTTCAGATTAGAAGAGTTGCTAAAATGTAAAATACCCCCCCTCTGTTGGTTAGTGGTAGGTAGTAGGTAGGGCGTTGAGTTATGCGGTATATCCGGGTGTGTTTTAGTGACATTTAATCTTGTAAAAATGGCTTGAATACTATATTTTTTAAAGTTTTACGAGGAGTAAAAGGAACTAACAAAAGTCCGCAAAAGCACAAAATGCGGACATTTGGAAAAATGGGTACAAGTTAGGGATTGCAAGATAGACGGCTATATTTTTACTATTTTTGTGGTATTTATGGCAAAATAGGGCAAGGATAAAATTTAACAAAAAATCATTGAAAAGCGGGTGAAAAAGCGGTAAAAATTGTATTATTCAGCTAAAATTAATAATCGTTCTCATTTTGAGACTTTGTTAAAATTTTAACAAAGTTGTTCGATATCAAACAATTAACATTCTAACTATATTGTTAAAAGTTTAACAAACTTCAATCATATAAAAATAGTTCGATATCAAACTAAATCGTTAAACTTTTAACAATATATCCGGCTGTACGCTCATATACTCATTTACGCTTTTACGCTCACGCTCATATATCAATAATCATTCAGTAATCAGCTAATCAACGCTCATTCAATCAACTTTAATCATTACAATATATTAATTGCATTCTTGTAACACTTATTACAATTACACTTATTACAACTGCATAGCTGCACTTGCATCAATCTACCCACACGCAAAAATGCCATTTAAACGCTCTGTATCGGCTTAAACAGTCAAGCAATATAATTACTCTAATAGACTATAAAAACGCTTATACGGGCATTTAAAAGGCAAATATAAAGTATATAAGGATAGACAAGTAAAAGTGCATCAATCAATCACACCATCTCGCTTTAGGCAAGCGTAAAAATACTGCGTTGCTGTCTGATTATGACTGTTTAAGTAATTATCTATCTTGTCAATGTCAGTTAATTTTATATATATTGCTTTATGTTTGTATGTTTTTGCTGCATACTTGTTGTTTGCTCTGATTTTAGCAGCACTATTTTTATTATCATTTTTAATTGTTGTTTTTTGTTCGTTTTTTTGTAAATCTGTTATAATCATAGTTATATATTATTATAATTAATAATTGTTATTATTTATTTGTATATGTTGCATAAAATATAGTACAATATAATATTGTATCTTTGTGTAACAATAAATAGTTATAATTCTTTTATGCAATTATAAATACAATATTATATTGTATAATAGTGTCAACGAAAAGAGATAAAGAAGCAAAAAACAAATACATAATATCTCATATCGTTATTGTAGAAATTCAATTGTTAAAACTCACAACACAAATATTTTAAATATTTTAATTGTGTTGCGTAAATCAAAAAATGTTCGTACCTTGACAATTTAATGAACTTGCAACAGTCTTGAGCTTGCACACATCTATACATTAGTATAGCAATAGTGCCTCTAAAGTCCTTAGATGAAGTATATCAAAATTCGCATAAAGAAAAATAGCAATAAGAAATGTACTATTGAGTGTATGTGAATGTATGCGACCGGCGATATATTGAGCCTTTGAGCTTTAAGCCCTCAATGAAGAAAGCTATTGCTATACCGTCAATGGGTGAAGTGCATCCTTCAAGCTGTTGAGACTCAAGTCAAACCTTTATTTTTGATTTTAATTTTAACTTTTTAGGCGATTGCATAAAATAGTAATAATAATTATAGCGTTTATTTTGTGTAAATTGCATAATTTAAAAAAGCTACTTTTGTGCAATCTATAAAGAGTTAAAATGCTCTTAATGTGTAATTACCATTATTATACATTAAATACATAAAAAAGTCAAGAAAAATTTTAAAAAGGTGGTAAATAAAAAATGGAGAAAATAAAAACAACTGCAAAGGCAATTAAAGAGAGATATAGAAAGTGTTATTCTGCCGGGTATTGTCAATTACAATTTTTGTTAAGGTATATTGAGCCGCTATACTACCATGCAGGCGTGTACGGCTGGGATTATGATGTCTATATAATTGATGATGTTGCAATTTTTACAGGTTATCGCTACCCAAGGAGCGGAATAAAGCACATCCCGTGTGAAATAGCAGAAAAATACGACAAATACGCAAAAAAGATTATTGATGCAAATTATGATTATACAGACTTTGCAAATGATAGTTATAAGTATAAATTTGTGTTGAGTGTACTTAAAAATTTAATTAATGATATGATTACAGAATTAAATTAAGTCGTTGCATCGACTATAAAAAGCCGTTAGGATGCAAGCGTTCCGCCCGATATGGGCGGAGGTCGGGAAAACCGAAAAATTAAAAACAATAAAGGAGTTAATACATATGACAACAAAGCAATTACAAGAATACGCAAACAAGGCACTTGAAAACTACAACGGTGTAGCATTTGATGTTAATACTGAGCATTACATCCGCCCTTGGGCGGCTGAAGGTGAAAAATATACATTATATTTTGTCAATACATTTGCACAAATTGCGTCCGCAAATAACATTTACGATGCAAAAGAAATAATTGATAATTATGTAAGCCGTGAGCAAGAATTGGAAAAGGAGGCGCTAAAGTATGCTTGTTAAAGCAACAAAAGCTATGACAGACTTATTGCGCAAGAATTTAAATCTTGAATGTATAGAAATGATAAAGTTGTGTAAGTTCTCAGAGTCGGAATTTTCACGACTCGTTGATTACAACAGCTATAATCACATATGCGATTATAGCTTAACAACCGGAAAATTCAGTGTTATAAAAATTATATACAAATCTGAAAATTACGCAAACCCTGCATATTTGACAACAAAAGATTTGTTGCGATGTTTTAATCGTAGCGACAAAAGCATTGACAGCTTTATAAACGCCATTGCGGATGCCGTTGCAATCTAAGTTTTAAAAAATTCGTTTGACGGATTACTTATTATATAATATAATTATTATACAATAAGTAATCTAAAAAGGAGGAATATATAATGGAATATAAAGAAATTGAGGCAAAAACAAAAGGTGTTGACCTGCCAGCGACAGCAGTCAATGAAGATGGCGATAATGTCATCATTGATTGTATAGACGATTGTTATAGAGTAGCAACACTTCAAAAAAATGGGTGGTGCAAAACAAACATATACCACCCGGACGGGACAATAGAAGAATTATACGACAGATAGGTATGTATAAACAAGTAAATTTACAGATATAGTTTATAATTGAATAAATTAAATTAAAAGGTTAAAGACTCAGAGTTCAAACAAAATGGACTTTGAGTCTTTTTCGATTTTAAAATTCGTTTAGCGGTTGCGAATTGAAACAAAACCGGTACCATATCAAATTTAAATCAAAAAGGAGATAACAAGCTATGAAGTACAAAAATTATGAAGATTACAGAGCAAAAACTCAACAGGAATTTAATAACTTGCCGATTTTCTTTGCGTTCTCTGATGAGCAATTCAAAGAGGCTATGGAAGCAAGAGGACTAAAGGAAACAGATACAGACAAGATAAATAGACTTGGTGACGGCTACGGAGGTTTTTATCTCAAAAGCGATGCCGATATTATCAGAGATTACATAAACAAGCCCGATGAGTTGCCTGACCTTATGAAAGACAAGGATTTTGCTATATCTGCGTTTGAATATGAAATGAGAAATCACGAATACGCCATTAATTGGCAAGGTGCATATGATGTATGTTCTTGCTTCGGTCATTGTAGGTACGGCGAAAATAAAGGCTATACAGACTATTTAAAGGAAATCGGATACTCAGACGATGTTATACAGTGTTACAAGGAAGCAAGGAAAAGATACTATAAGTATTGTGACAAACACGACTTATTTTAATGTCGGGTGTAAACTCAAAAAATTATTTAAAAAAGGGGTTTAAAATTATGTTAGAATTTAAAACGGCTATTGTCAATGAATTAGGTGAAATCATTCAATGGTGTGAAGATTTAACAGATAATGAAATTGACGAAATACTAGTAAACCATCCTGAGTGGCGCATTGCTTGTATAGAATGTTGAAAAAACAGCTTACTAATTAATACAGAGTGACTACACCCCTCAAGGGGTGTAGGTAATGTAGCCGGAGGCGGTCACAAGCCCGCAAAATCTACATAATAAAAAATAATAAAGGTGGAATAAATCGTGAAAAGAAAAGTTATTGTATTATCAATAATAACTGCAATTACAGCAAGCGCATTGTTCGGATGTAGTAACGCAAAAGCGGTAAAATCTACGGAAAAATCGGTCAATGTTGGTTCTTTGGATTATTACAGAGAACTAACAGACGAAATCGGCACTATTGAAATAATTGACAGTTCCGACTTAAACCTTAAAAAATTGGAAAATCGAAAAGGCAAAATCATTATTGAGAAGTGTATCGGAGTTGTAGATAGCTCTAACGGTGACGGAAAAATATTAAATTGTGTTGACTCTGATTGTTATATCTCGTATAAAGATGTAGAAAATTATCAGAAAGGCGATACAATTCTAACTTATTTCGTTTATAATCCTGATACAAATTATACAGATGATATTTTGCAAAGATTTGATTATGTAATTGACAGAGAAGAAAATTAGTAGAGCAAATATAAAGCTGATGGGCGGAGGTCGGGCAATCTGATTTCCGTTAAAGCTACAAGCCATAAATCCAAAGTAATGGCTATGTTTGCGAAAAAATTAAAAAACAGAGGTGTTATATTATGTCAAGAAACAAAACAGCAGTATATATAAACAAATTCAGAGCTATTGAAGCGCCGAACGGTTATAAATTCGATATAGCAAGTTATCTTTACAACCCATCATACGATTATGATTATCCGTCTTTTGTAAAAATGACAGATGAAACAGAAACAACACAGACCTTCCGCCGTGTATATTATTTTAAACACTGGGATGGTACAGGTGAATATATAGCCGAGGAATACACAAGGGAAAAGAACGGCGGAGACTGGCAGATTGTAAAAAATCGTACTGAAACGGTACTTGAACAGTCAAATCGTTACAATGTCAAAAAACTTTTAACATTTTGTAATTGATTGACTGAACAGCCGATACAATTAATAACTTGATTGATTATGTATGTAATAAAAACGGACTTGAAATAGTAGCCGATATTATTAAACACACTGACAAATTGAGCATAGATAACTTTACATATGTATGCGATTTAATTTTGCTCAAAACTTATTCACTTATAAGTGAGATATAAGGAAAAAGAGGGTACAAGGTTATAAAACTATAATACAGAGCCGTCAAGCCGGCTATAAACAGTCCATTAAGGCTTGAGCGTTCGCCTGCCGTTGTGGTGGGCGAGGTTGGAAACAAACACACAATTCAAATTCAATTCAAATTCAAACAGATTTAATTAGGAGGAATAACAGAATGACAAAAGAAGATAAGATTTTTGATTTACCGTTAAATGTTGATAAAAATTTAAGAGAATATGATATTGAATTACTGAAAGAAATTAAAAAACTATCAAATGTTCCATTGAAAAAATTTGATTCTGTTATGCGAAAAATTATGAGAAAGAAAAGTAGCTGTAAGCTTTGGTTTACGAATATGCCATCAAAAGAATGGGATGGAAAATCATATCGAGAATGTAATTATCGTTGCTGCCCATCTTCACATAAAGCAAGATATTATTTCTGCCTTATATTAAAAAGAACAGAAATTGATATTACGGTGATAGATGGATTTTTAGCAGCAGTGTAAATAAAACTAACATTTCATTGATATTAAGGAGGAATCACTATGAAAATAGAATCTAAAAATAAAATACTTAAATTATACGGTATAATTACAAATTATACCGATATGAATAGAAATGATGATATATCAAATATTGATTGGATTAGTCTAAATGAATCCAATATGCAAATATATACTATATATAAATTTAATATAAAAGAAACTTTTATATTAAAGAAACTTATATATAAATATGTAAATAATTATCAATGTGAATTGAGTAATGATGCCATTACTTATTTGCGTGATTTTATATCCTATCTAAATAAAATAACGGATTATGAATTGGAATTAGAAACGGCGGAATTATTACAAGAGGTGTAAAATATAAAGAAGTGTAAATTATCTCATTGGCGGAGAAGCCGTGATGTCGTGGAAAATTCGGAAACAGCAGAGGATTTAATGAACGGATTAAATAAATTAAATCTATTTGAGAAATTCTCTATTGACCGTGTAACAAAAAATTATGTAAGACTTAAAAGCATTGACTATTTTGGAAATGTTCTTTGGAAATGTTCATTATTTCAAAGCATATTTTTAACAAAATGTACCATCAGAAATATATTACAGAGCAGGAGGAAATTATTATGGATGAAATTAAACAGTATGTAGAAAACGCTATTACAGACGGCAGAGAGGTTACAAAGCACTATGCTAACAGATGTGACTATATCTTTATTAAAGAGGATGACGGTTGGATTAGCATTATAGATATAACATACGGTATATATAGCACTGTCATTCAGGCAAAGGATATGAAACACGCTTTAGAATTTATCGCATTAAGAGAGCCGTTAACTGTTCCGGTAACGATTTTGTAAAATATATATAAGGATGTTTGGGAGAATATTCTTAAAGGGACATCTTGTCCCTTTAAGAATTAATACCGCTTTAAAGTGTTAAACAAAAGTATCTAAAGGGACAAATTGTCCTTTTAGTAAACACCCGATAAATACTACATAATTTGGCGATATTCATCCTTAATTGAATATAATGCCCTAAAAACACATATAAAATACATATCAATTAAAAGTTAAAAAGGAAGTCATATGGAAATGGAAAAATGCACATTAAGTAAATTTGAAAATATTGAAATTAAAAACGATACAAGAATTGTAAAAGATGACCTTGCATTTTGTGAATCTAACCAAAGATTATATCTTAAAGTTCTCAAAAATTATCAAAATATTTATGGCGACTTGCTAAAGGTACTGCAAAAAGAACAATCACAATTTGAAAAAATTGAGATGGAAAATACTTTTACTAAAAACGGATATTCTTATAAAAAATACGATTATCATTTTTTATCAATAAATAAAGAAGATTTTGCAGAAATAATATCTGGAGTTCACAAAATTTTTATCACAACTATTGTTGATTATTTTATTGAAAAATACGGCGTAGAATTAAATGTAAAATCTGTTGACGAAATACTCGGAATTGAAAAGCCAAAGCAAGTTGATGGTAATTATTGGGGCTATCGCAACCTAACCAATGAAGAAATTGATAAAATCAAAGAAAGAAACAGAGAATATGAAAAATCTCTGGATAAATACAGAGATAAAGTTATTACAGCAAAAATTGATTTTAATACTATCATTGATGATATTTTCGTCCAATTAGACGGATATTCTTTTGTTGACAAAGTTAAGAAAGAAATCATTGATTCTTGCAAGTCTGTTTGTTTTAATCAATATAGAAAATATGGTTATGCTGAATTAAAAAAGAATAAAATTTCAATCGAAACAGGTTTTGATAGTTATTTTAGCAGTATATGGAAAAAATATGAAGCAAGCACAGATAATTCAGCATTTAGGGCAATAATGAGAGCCTTATCATTCTTTGATAGCGGAGAAAATAACATTTCCATTTATGATAGCTGGTATTACTCATTCATTTATTACAATAAACAAGAAACAGATGGTATTTACGGCTTGCATTCCGCATACGGAAATAAGGTTGAATCATTCAAATTTTATAAAAACGGAAAGTGGGAAGTAAAGTTTATTTCAGAGGAAGAAGCACAGAAATTCTTCGATATGTACTGCAAATTGGAGGCTTAATAATATGAATTTATTAGATAAATTTACAGATATAAAAGTAGATAATTCAAAGAGATTACCGGCGGAAGATATGGAACATTGTAAGATTGAAGAAGAAATGTTTTTGAATGCGTACAACGCATATTCAACGGCTTATAACAGTGTCAAAAATGCTTTTGATAGGCAAAATCAATTTGATGGCGGAAAATATAGCGGCTTTATCTGGGAATATTGCGATTGTGGAATAAATGATTTAAGAAATAAACTAATATCTTTGAAGTCATCCTTTATAAGTAAAATTGTCGGATATTTTAATCGAAAATATCACTTGAATTTGTCCTGCAATAACAAATTTGATGGAACTACATATCATAAAGATTTAAGTTTAGATGTTATCACAATAGAGGAAGTTTTGGATGAATATATTTTCGGAAGATTAGAAGGATTGACATTTACAGAATGTGCAATTAAACAAGCTATGGAGAAGAACGACATCAAACGGCAAGAATGGAATAAATGGTGTGAAAAATGGAATTATTCAGTTAAAGGAAGAGCTATTAAATTCCAATACTCAATCACAGACCAAAAACCGCTTCTTTACTTCTACGATAACAACGAAACAGAAGTATGTTCGACATTAAAACATAATAAGATAGATTCTATTCAAGAATTTAAGAATGGAAGTGTATCAGTTAAGTTTTTGTCTGATGAATTTGCATTAGAATTTGCAAAGAAATATCTTGGATATATTGAAATGACCGATGAAGAAATAGAAAAACTGAAAGCAGGAAATTAAAATGAAATATATTGTTGAAAATTTGATAATTCCACAAGATAAACGGGCAGAGATTAACAACAAAATTCTTTATTTGATTGACAACGGAATAGCGGAAGAAAACGGAATAACTGCAACTGACATAGCAAGCTCATACACCGGAAACGGTGGATTAAGTGGAGAAAAATTTTCAAACTATGAAAATTATTATGATTATTCAGAAGCCAAAAAAGAATTTGAACAAGGACAGTTTTTTACACCGTATGCCATTACCGATTTTGTAATACAATGTTTGAAGCCGGACAAATTCGATATAATTATGGATTTAACTTGTGGTCACGGAGCTTTTGCAAATTCCGTTCCCCAGGAAAGTAATTTCTTTGGTTGTGAAATTGATATGAAATCTTATAAGGTTGCAAAATATTTATACCCAAAAGCAAATATCCAGTGTTCAGATATAAGAGTATATAATCCTGAAATAAGAGCAGATGTCATTGTCGGAAATCCACCATTTAATTTGAAGTGGCAAATCGGAGATACGACTTATGTATCACAACTATACTACACAATTAAAGCATCGGAGAATATTAAACCGGGTGGTTTAATGGCTCTGGTAGTTCCATCAAGTTTTCTGGCGGATGATTTTTCCGATAGAGGAATGATAGAAGAGGTTTCAAAAGAATGGAATCTATTATGTCAGTTTGACATTCCTTCAGATACATTCAAAAATCTCGGCGTTACTAATTTTTCTACTAAAATTATGTTTTTTCAAAAGAAAAGCGAACATATTTTAGATGTAAAATTTAGCACGAAAAAAATTGTAATTGATTGTCTTAATATAGAATCTTCAAATTTCATTTATGAAAATTATATAAAGCCTGTAATCACTTTAAGAAATGAGTTGAAAAATCGGTTGTTTTTTGAAAATTTACACGATGGCAAGACTCAAGAACAAAAACAATTTGAATATAAAGTTAAAAAAATGATGTTTGATATTAAGAGAAATCCTGCTTTACAGGATAAATATGCAAAATGCAGCGAGTATCTTTACAAATACCAAACACAGAAAATGCCAGAAGGAATGAAGTATGAAGAATGGGAAAAGAAGAAAATCACGCCTAATAAGGTACTTGCTTATTTAAGAAAAGTTATCAAATCTGAACATAAAATCGAAATTGATAAGATTGAATTAGTAAAAACTGATTATGGCTTAAAGTTAAAACCATATAGCCGTAAAATGAAAATCTTATTGAATAAACAATATGGAGATTTTGGAAAATTTGTATCTATTAACGATATTGTTTCAGGTCAATGTTCATATCAATTTGAAAACAAAAAGTATGAAAAACTTATTGATAAGAAAATTAAAGATTTTCAAAGTAATGAAGTATCATTTAAGGATATGGAACAAAATTCTGATATAATGAAATTTCTTGATAATTTTTCTATCCACGATTATAACAAAAATGAAACTTATAAGTTGACGGAAAAGCAAAAAGAAGATATAAATAAACTTTTGCAAAAAAGATATGTTTTCTTGCAGTGGGAACAGGGTAGCGGAAAAACTTTTGCCGGCATAGCTCAAATGGATTATAGATTCCAACACAACAATATCAGAAATGCTTTTGTAGTCTCTACTGCTATTGCGATAAATAACAACTGGCAAGATTGCCTTGAGGCTTACCATTATGACTATATAAGAATCAATAGTTATTCGGATATTCAGAAAATTAAAAAAGGACAAATTGTTTTAATTACTCTTGATATACTCAATACTTTACAAAAACATATTAAGAAATTTGTTAAAATGCAATCTCAAAAAGTTATGCTTGTAATGGATGAAAGCGATAGCATATCAAATCAAAATAGTAAGAGAACAAAAGCAGTATTAAGTTGTTTTAGAAAAATTAAATACAAAGTATGTATGACCGGAACAAGCACACGAAACAATATTTGTGAAATTTACCCTCAACTTGAATTGCTTTACAATAATAGCGTTAATATGTTGTGTGAATGTGAAACTGTTTATGTTGTGGATAAAAATAAGGATTCTGAAACCAAAGGCGAAATTATTTCCGATTTTAATGAACAATATAATAATCCATTCCCAGCATATAAGAAAGGATATTCATTATTCAGCAAATGTTTTCTGCCAGATAAAATCACTGTATTTGGAGTTGTTAAAAAGACACAAGATATATATAATTCAGAAGCATTGAAAAGGTTGCTTGACAAAACAGTAATCACAAGGAAATTTGAAGAAGTCACAGGCAAGAAAATTTACGAAATTAAAAATGTCACTTGTAAATTCACACCGGAAGAAGAAGCACTATATTCAATAGCAATAGAGGAATTTTATAAAATGCAATATCTATTTAAGACAACAGGAAACAGCAGAAAAGATGCTATGTTGAGAATCTTAAATCAATTAACTCTTTTGCTTAAAATATGTGCTTATCCTCACACATTCAAAGAATATTCTTCAACTGAATTGTCGAGTAAATATAAAAAAGTATTTGAGATGATTGAAAAGTGGAATAATGAAAGAATTGTAATAGGTGTTCGCCACGTTGACAATGTTTATTCTTATGCCACAGCAATTAAGGAATTATATCCGAATAGACCATTGTTTGTTATTACCGGAAATAACACGACATTAAAGAAAAGAATATCAATTTGTAATGAACTGAAAAAAACAAGAAATGGTATTTTAATTTGCACACAGCAATCATTATCGTGCAGTATGAATATTGACTTTGTAAATAAGTGTATTATTCCAGAATTGCACTGGAATAATGCAAGTATGAGTCAGTTTTATTTTCGATTTATCAGATTCACTTCTACGGAATGGAAGAAAATATATTTTGTAACTTATGAAAACAGTATAGAAGGAAATCTGTTAAAAATGATTCTGTGTAAAGAAAAATTGAACCTTTTTATGAAAGATGAAAAAGTCGAAGATGATGACCTATATAACAAGTTTGGGATTAACGAAATGATGCTAAAGGCGTTAATGACAAAAGAAAAGGATGAGAAAGGCAATATTAAAATCTTATGGGGTCATCAAAAAATCACAAACGATTAACTAAAAGTAAAAAAGAGAGGTATAAATAAATGAAAGATAATAAATTTACAAAGAGAATGAATGACAAAGGGAAATTGGCTTGGCAATAAATCTTTAAAGGAACATTATGTTCCTTTAAAAAATAGGCATAAATATCTAATTGGACAACTTGTCCAATTAGAAGCATAACAAACGCAAATCTTTAACTGAACAATATGTCCAATTAGAAAATACATATCAATCAAAAAGTCAATCAGAAAGGAAGTTATATGGTAATGGAAAACACATTACAGACAATTCAGCAGAAAGAATTGTTGCTGACTGAAACAAAACAAAAGGAATTAAGAGAGCAGTATATAGACCGTGTGGATGTCTTAGAAAAGGTTAAAAGCCTTATTATGCTGCCTGATGTTGAGCTTATGACGGTTGCTCAAGTTGCGGATTTTTACGAGGTTGATGTAGATACTGTTCAAAGAGTTTATCAAAGGAGCAAAAAGGAAATAGACGAAGATGGCGTTGTTAGTTTAACGGGTAAATTCTTAATTGAACAAAATGTTCAATTAAGAAATCGCAATCAAATGAATGGTAAATGCGAGGTTGAATTTAACGACGGCACAAAAATCGTTTTACCAAACAGAGGTATTAAAGCCTTTTCAAAACGAGCCGTATTAAGAATAGGTATGTTGCTCCGAGACAGCAAGGTTGCAAAGGAAGTCAGAACACAACTTCTGAACACCTTTGAGGAAGCACCTGCCGAGGCTAAAACAGTGAATATCAATGCGGAATTGGATATACAAGCGAAAATCGGTCAAGCGTTTCTGTCAGGTGATATTATGCAGATTGCAGAAGCTGTTACAGAGGGAATGGCTTACAAGAATAGGCATATTGCCAAACTTGAAAGTCAGAATGATGATTTAAAACTTGTAAATGGTACATTGACAGACAAAACACTATATTGGGCAGACAGAGCCTGTCTGAATAAAGCAATCCGTACTATGGCTAATGTCAGAGGTGTTCCAATAGGTCAGGTATGGAAAGAATTGTACGATGAGTTATTATACGGTTATCATATCAACCTTAAAGCAAGAGGTGGCAAGCCGTATATTGCACATATCAGAAAAGAAGAATGGGCAAATGTGGTTAAGGTATTTACCGCTATGTGTGAGAAAAGATACCTTGATACTGCCGATATATTGAGAAAAGCAAAGATAAAAACAGAGAATAAATCAAAGGGCGGAAAGGAAGATTGATGATGAGCTATCCTATTATATTTCAAACTAAAGTTGTTAAAATCAATGATAATGAAATTATCCATTTCAATAGAGTTGGTTGTAATAATGATGATGAAGGCAGAGTGGCGAATGTATACGAAGCAAAAATCCGTACTATTGAAGATTTCAAGCGTATGGCTGAAGGATTTATTATAAATTCAAAACCTTATAAGGAAACAGGGGTATTTGAGCTCAAGGTTGGTAGTAAATGGTGTTCTTTCTATGATTATGGAATGTATTTATTAAGAGCACTAAAAAGGGCTGATAATTTGGAAACATTCAAAAATAATTATGCCTTTAGAGCTACCGTTATAAAAGGTATTGAGGTTACAGATATTGATAATGGTATTCATAAAGTGTTCTCAATCATAGAACATCCTGATATATTCTTTGAAATCGCTGATATATTCTCTGAAATTGGTATCGGTAATGCTACTTGTCGCACAGTAGTTGATTATATTTACAATATTAAAGATTTTATTGATTTAATTAAAGAGGGATTCCCTACTAAATGCTACATCAAAAAGAATGAAAAGGAGAAGTTATGAACAATACATATAGAATAAAAGCTCATAAACAGCGGCAAAAGGCTGTCAGAGCCGAGATAATTATAACTGTTATTGCATTTGCTGTTATGGCTGTTGTAGGCTATAATGCTATTTTCTGCGGTTGTAAATGGCTATGCTCAATAGTGTGAATATAGTTTATGCAACAAAATGCATAAACTTGCAAAAATCAGTTAAAAATGCAGGATAAAGCATAAAGATATACATATAGTGAACTACCCACCACCTAAAGGTAGTGGGTTTTCTGGCTGAATATTTATAAACTTGCAAAATTTCAGCATTTTTGCAAGTTGGATTGGGGATTGAAATATGAGATATAAATTACTTAGAACGATAAACAATGAGCCTGAAACATTCGGTGTGTACGATACATTTTCTCAAGCGTATGGGGAAATGGAAAGAGATTATTATAATTATATGTCTGACTGTAAAATCATACATTACAATGAAATTTGCGCCAATGAGGCTGTTGTAGTTGATAACGAAGATGAGTGCCATTGGCTGATTATAGAGGAAAGAGAGGAATATAATGTCTGAATATATTATTGAACATTTTACTGCAAATGTAAATTATAGAGAACAGTGTATGAGAGATTGGTATTCAATGTCAATCTCTGAAAGAGCCGTATATGATGATAACTTTAATGTGTATATGGCTGAAAGGTTATTAAAGTGAGTGATTTGTTTGCTGTCTATGGGTGTAGTAATCAAACCGAGAATATAACATTGTATGGGTTGTTTGACAATTATCCACAGGCAGTAAAACAAATAAACATACTATTACCTATGATTAGAAATGGGCAGATAGCAGATAGACAAAAAGACACCATAGAATATTTAAATTTACTACAAAATTCAAAAATAATTGGTAGTTTTTGGTAATATAATTGCAATTATTTTTAAACTATGATAAGATTAATAAAAAGAGAAAGTTTTGGAACATAAAAAAATAATGATGTAAGGAGTGTTATTAATGGGAATGGATAAATTCAGTCCAAAAGAATTAAGAAAGAGGTATAGCGTTCAAATTCCGTCAGGAGGATTTGACTTGCCAAATGGTAGAAGTATAGATTTTTATACATTACCAGAGGAAGAAATGAAATTAGTATTAAGAGAATTAGGTTGGTTTGATGAGCCATACATTATGATTTATGTAACCGCAGAAGTAAATATTGAAAATGGGATTGATAGATTTAAGGCTGGTTATTCTTCTGTAAAAAGGAAGAATTTTAAATTATCGCAAGTAACTTGGAATGGCGGCTATCCTTATATTAGGAGAGGCGGATGTAAACTTTATATTGATAAATGTAAAACATACAAAGTTGAGAACCGTTAAGAACATTTATAGGAGTGGGTAGCTTTATGAAAAAAATCAAACAAATTAATAATTTTGTTATTAAGCAGGATATAGCACGACAAATTTCATACTTTGGTAACATAATGGATAATCCTAATTATTTAAAATGTTCCGTGTTTAGTTTTGACGGGAGATGCTTAGAGGATAGACTTACTCTTGAACAGGCAGAAAATTTTTGTAATGCAAATAAAGATTCTATGTGAGATAGGTCTGTCACAATTCCATTGGTTTTAGATAATGGGATAATGGGTAGTTTACACTCAAGGAACACCTTAATAGCAAACAAGTATATAATAGAAAAGAGGCATCATCTCGACCTTCCACAATCCTGATGATACCTCATAACACAAACACAAGCCACTCCGTTCGGAGAGGGTTGGCGTTAGCCTGCCCTGTTTGGTAGTGTTCAATACATATAATAGCAAAAATTGACAGATTTGTCAATGATGTTTTAGCTGAAAGGATTTGAGAAAATGATTAGTTTTTTATGCGTATTATGGTTGCTTTACCATATAATTGCAGAACAATGCTGTATATGGCGTGCGCAGCATCAAGGTTACAAAGAAAAGAAGAAACAAGAAGAATACAATAGACTTCAATGGGAAAGAAACAAGCAAAAAGTATTGTCAGACAAATTAACTTGTGAAAATTCTGCCATTGATAATTAATTAAAGAATGTATATAATAGTATAGTCGAACAGATGTTCTATTATTAAAAGAAAGGATGGAAATTAATAATGAATAAAGAAATTGAAAGCAAAATAAGAGAATGCTGTACATTTTTGATTGAGCAAGAGAACGGATTAGCTTTTGTAAGAAGTATATTTTACCCGCCTGTAATTTTTGGCGATATATTAGATTTTACGAAAGGTGGAGACTTTCCTATTGATATGAGCATATCTGATGTGTTGGGTTATAGGTATATAATAACAGAACTCGCAAAAGTAAGACCGATAACAGAATCAACTGATTATTTCAACAAGCATATAGTTGAATACATATTTAATGCAAAGTCGGCTGTTACAGGAGAGAAAGCTATAATCAAAGGTTATGTAGCTGATAGTGAACATAATGCTAAAATATGGAGTGGTGGTTTTATATACAAAGGTAAATTTCACGAGGGTGATTGGGGATTGCCGGCAAAGATTTTTAAGATTGCTGATAAAATAAGAAAAAAGAGAGGGCTTAAAAGAAAATTTTTAAATTTTTGAAAAAAACTATTGACAAATGAAATTACATAATGTATTATAGTGGTACAGAAAATAATTAAGGTTTTAAAAAATATTTCGCTTTTTACAAAATAAAATGCGATTTACCTATAATTATATTTCTGAAAAATGATTTAGAAAGAAATTCAGAAAATTAAATAAGAACATCAAACGGAAGGAGAATGAAAATGAGAGTCAATAATAATTGCACAGAGGAAATCAAATGTGGAGATGTATTTTTTGCAGATTTGTCTGGCGAAGGCTCTCTTCAAACAGGTTTAAGACCTGTTATTGTGGTTAGTAATGATACAGGTAATTATTTTAGTTCAGTTGTAACAGTAGTCCCTCTGACTTCAAAAAAGAAAAAAGAATTACCCACACACACAACTTTACATCCTAATGCTATAAATGGATTAAATAAAATTTCAATCGCTTTAGCTGAACAGATAACTACTATACCGCAAGATTATCTTGTAAGGAAGATAGGTTGTCTTAATAATAAAGAGATTAATAATGTTAGATTTGCAGTATTAAATATGCTTAGTATGAGTTGTTTGGCAAAAGTAGTATATGATAAAAAGAAAACTAATTTGGTTGCTAAAGCAGTGTAAAACAATTGATAGAATTTGATGTCAGCCGTTGACAAATTAAGTTACATATTGATATAATAAAAGAAATATGTAATTAAAACAACAGAAAAGAGGTTTTATGTTAATGGCTATATCAGAGCAGCATATTGATATTATAAGAGAAGATATTACTGACGATGATAAGAAACTTTCTGCAATAAATACCACTGTAAAATCAGCTCATCAAAAATATCTTATGACTCTTAAAATGAGAGAACTGTCAAAGGAAGAAAAACGCATAGGTAAAAGTTGTCTTAAATGGAGTGACAGTGAACTTTTTGATTTTATATCAAAAAGTCCTTATTCAGAGGATATGAATTTATTTAGAGTAGTCTTACGAGAGTATTTTCAAACTAACAACCAAAAATTTCCTGTTATAATAGATAAAGTTGATTTTTTAAATGTCATACCGGATTGTGTCAATGATATGAAATGGGATAAACACAGCATTATAAATGTCAATAAAAATCTCTTTGATAATATGGCAAGGAATAGAGAGGAAGCCTTTGAAATATATAGTTTGTTTTTAGCATACTCATTATTATGTTATTACAACGCTAAAATCAAGGCTGATGATATTTTTGAATGCCAAATACAAAAAAGTGGAGATAAGTATTATCTTTCGTCATATGGAGTGACTTTTTCAGTTGATGAAAAGACAAAGAATTTTTTTAAAGCGGTTGCAATGACAGCTCAAAGAAATAATTATTCCTTTAAAAGTTATAGAGATTGTTGGAGTCATAAAAGACAGGGAGATGACCGTTTTAAATCGTTTTCCATATATGCGATTAGATGGTCGGGCATATATCGAAGGATGTATGAATATGACTTAAAAAATGATGGTATTATCTCGGCAGGGTTTATTCAAAGAAAGCTGTTAATTCAGTTTGGGCATCCAAAAATAAGGAATAATGATGATTTTCAAAAAGCAATTAGACGATATAATCAATGGCGAAAAACTTTTGGTCTAAACTTTTGACCTATAAATTAATTCTGGCTATGTGCTGTAATAGTGCATAGCCAAATAATAACAAAGGAAAAATGTAAAAAGCGAACTTATAGTGAACTACCCACCACCTAAAGGTAGTGGGCTTCTGTTAAATGGTTCACCAGACTAAGCATTCAGAAATGGATACTACGATATTTA